ACTCGATTTAGTGTTGATGAAATTGATAATAATGAAAAACCTAATTTAAAATTTGGTGTTAGAATTAAAGTTGAAGATTTAAGTACTAATCAAATAATATATGATGAGGTAATTAAGACTCACCATAAATCTTTTGAAATGCGTAATCATTCTTTATCTAATCCTGAATATCTTAAAAGAGCTTGGATTATAGGGGATTCAAACGCTTGGGCTAGTTTTGGCGATACTAATAATAAATTTGATAGGGTAGGGAGACATGTACCTATAAGGGTTAGTCAGACTTCATTAAGTTTAAATCGATTTGTTAATGGTGACTTCTTAGGGTTACTTGATTCTCTTCCGATACAAGAAAAAGATGTTTTAGTGTTCTATTTGGGTGAGATAGATTTCAGATACACAATTCATAAACATTGTGAAAACAAGAACATTACTTTAAAAGAAGCTTGTTTAGAGTTGATGGATAGTTACTTTAATTCAATTTTAAAAATTAAAGAAATTTATAATAATCGTATTGTTATATTGTCACCTAATCCACCGATGAGAGATGGATTTTTATATGAATATATATTAGGAACTGAAGATGATAGAAAACTTTGTTTTAAATTATTCGATACATATTGGAAAAATAAAATTGGTTTTATTGAATATTTGGATTGGACTAAAGACTATACACTACCTGATGGATTAGTTGACACATCTAAACTATGTAATAATAATCACCATATTCGTTATTACGATTCAATAGTGAATTTATTATCTAAACAACTTTCTAAATCAACAAAAACAAATATTATAAAAACTAATGAACCAAAAGAGTTAGTGGATTATTGTTTGGATTTTGATTTGATGGAAAAATGTATTTTCATGCAGGTGTATGAAGAAATATTAACATTATCCTATTGGCTAGGAGGGTTTAAACCTCATAATATATTAGAAATTGGGACAATGGGTAGTACCTTTTGGTTGATGTCAAAACTATCAACGGGTAAGAAAGTTTCAGTAGATATTGAACCAAGACAATCAATTATACATCATTTTATGCACGGAGAAGATTGGAAATTCTTCCAAGGGGACTCACATACTAAAGATATGTTTGAACAAGTAAAAGATTTTTGTCCAAAATACGATTTTATTTTTATTGATGGTGACCACACATATGATGGTGTTAAACATGATTTTGAATTATATAAAAATTTATTATCACCACGTGGTGTGATTGGTTTCCACGACATTGACCCTAACCATATATTCGCCGATAGTTACGCCGGTCAGGTTTATAAATTTTGGCAAGATTTAGATGAAGGTACAAAAATTAATTTAGTATGTACTAAGTCATCTGGTAATGTTAAATTAAATGGTCAACACTCACAAGGGTTTGGTGGTATTGGATTATGGAGACCGTAAAAAATCATATGAATTATAAGATTAAATTAGTTCATTTACAGACAACACAGAATGAACATAGAGAAAAAGAATCAAGAAAATCTGTACAACAGGTAATCCCTTATGGTATTGAATATGTTTTACATCAGAACGAGTTATATGCTTCTTTACCTCCAATTCATACTAGTGTTAGACCACATAATGTTAGAATGGGTAAGTATGAAGATGTTAATGACCCTGAATATGGTAACGCTTTAACACCGGCTCACTACGGATGTTTTGAAGCATTTAAAATAGGTATCTTATCTGAATTTGATAATGATTTAGATTTCTTAATTGTCTGTGAAGGTGATTGTATTATAGAAGTTCCGATTGAGGAGTTTATAGATAAAGTTAATCAGGTGTGTAGTATTGTTAATCAGGAAGACATTTCTTATTTTTCATTCGGTGATACTAAAACCTTAGATTATGGATGGCACCAATCTGATGTGGTTAGGGAAATACCAAATCAAGATTTATTGTTTATTACAAATAAAATAATTGGTTTACAATGTATAATGTTTTCAAAGAAATCACGTAAAACAATAATGAACCAGTTGAGAACACATAGATGGGATTGTGCTGACACGTTTTTCAATATAATATGTTCAGAACAAAGATTGACCATGGGTGTTTTAAATAAAAGAATAACAACTCAAGTAGATGGTGAGTCATTTATAGATAAAGAATATAAAGTTTTTACAAAATAGTATGAAAAATTTAAAAATCCTATTTAATTTTGCAACAAGGAGTAGACCTAAAAAATTTATTAATGTAATTAATGAGTTATGTGATAAATTATACGATTATGAAAATTGTATAATTTTAGTCTCAATAGATAATGACGATGATACAATGAATTCAGATGAAATTAAAAATTTTATTTTAAATCATAGATATTCAAGTATTATAAAAGTATTTTCATCGGACTCTAAAGGTAAAATAATTGCCACAAATTATAATATTAATAAAATATCTGATTGGGATATTGTTATGAATATTGCTGACGATTTTGAATTTCCTAAAGAAAATATTGATTTACATATTAGAAAATATATGTTAGAGTTTTACCCTGATTTAGACGGTATTTTACATTTTCCTGATGGTATACAAAATGAATTAATTTGTACACATCCTGTTATGGGTAGAAAATATTATGAAAGATTTGGTTATATATTTAACCCTATTTATTATTCTTTTTACTGTGATGATGAACTTACTCAAGTCGGTAAAATTTTAAATAAAATAACATATATTGGTGATTTTATTTATTTACATAAACATTATTATTTTAACCCAGGGTCAATGGATGAACTAGATATTGAGAATGAAAAATATGCTTCAACAGATAGGGAAACTTATGATAAAAGAAAAAATGAAAATTTTAGTTTAATATGAGAATTACACAAGTAACACCTGGAATTATTACAATACCACCAAATGGTTGGGGGGCGGTTGAAAAAGTAATATGGGAATATTACAACAATATTAAAGAGTTAGGACACCAATGTGATATAAAATATCTTAATGAGGTAGATACTAACAGTAGTGATATTATTCATATTCATATGGCTAATTTGGCTATTGAAGCGGCAAATAGAGGTATCCCTTATATCTTCTCATTACATGACCACCACGTTGTTTATTACGGTAAGGAGTCATCTAACTACCAACAAAATTTAGAAGCAATTAAAAGGTCTGTGATATCTTTCACCCACGCTGAGTTTTTAGTTGATTACTTTGATGAGACAGATAAGTTGTTCTATCTATCACATGGTGTTAATACTGATTTCTTTAAAAATGACAATCCAAAAAGAACTGAACATAAATTATTGTGTTTAGCAAACAATGGTATTGGTGGTGATTCAACCTACGATAGAAAAGGATTTAGATATGCGATTGAATCCGCAATCAAATTAGATTTACCTATTACTGTTGCTGGTCCTGAAAATAACAGAATATTCTTTGAACATCACAATGACTTATTAAATTACGATAAGTTAACTTTAATGTTCTCAAATCCAAATGAAGAACAAATATTAGAACTATATAAAAGTCATTCAATCTTCTTACATCCATCTATGTTGGAAGCCGGACATCCAAACCTAACATTATTAGAGGCGGTATCTTGTAATATACCCGTTGTTGGTACTTATTTGGGTTCACAAACAATAGAAGGAATGGTTATAGTTGAAAGAGATGTAAATCAAATAGTTAGTGGTATTAAACAAGTAATTGACAATTATGATTTATATTTAAATAACACTGAATTAGATAGACAAAAATACGATTGGAGTGTTATTACTAAAAGGATGGTTAGAATTTATGAAGACCTTATTAACAGTAGAAAAAATTTGAATAGTCTTGAGACAAAACAAAGATTTGATAAAGTATTTGAAAATACTGAAATAAAACCAAAAGAGATGGTTGAAAAAATTGAAGTAATTAATCATTATATCAACGGAGCGTTAGTTGAAATTAAGGGTAATAGTGATAAACGATATTTGGTTGAGTTTTGGAATCAGAGTGGTGACTGTGAATATCGTGAGGAGATTGGTTGTAATATGTGGGTCAGATTAAGTAAGAAATATTTTGATGAGTATACTTTAAAAATTTACTCTGAAGGTAATTTAATTAGTGAAAAGAAATATAATGCGGAGAACAAACGAGTATATATCGCTTTAGATTCTAAATCTTTAGGTGATACATTCGCTTGGGCACCTTACGCTGAGGAATTTAGAAAAAAACATAATTGTAAGGTTATCTGTTCAACATTCTTTAACGATTTGTTTGTAAAACAATATCCTGAAATACAATTTGTCCCCCCTGGCAGTACGGTTGATAACCTATACGCAATGTATGAGATAGGTTGGTTTTACGATGGTGATAATGTTAAAACTGATAGACACCCAAGTGACTTTAAATTAGGTCCATTACAAAAAACCGCGACAGACATTTTAGGTTTGGAATATAAGGAAGTAAAACCTTTAATTAAAAACCCTAACAAGTTAAAGAAAAAACGAGTTGGATTGGGTATTCATTCAACCGCTCAATCCAAATATTGGAATAACCCAAAAGGATGGCAAGAAATTACTGATTATCTTATATCTCTTGGTTATGAGGTAATCATTTATTCAAAAGAGGAAGATGGGTATATGGGTAATTTTTATCCTAAAGGTGCTAAACAAAACCCTTCTGGCTCAATCTATAAACTGATTGAAGAGTTATCTACCTGTGAATTCTTTATTGGAATATCAAGTGGTATTTCATGGGTTACTTGGGCTTTGGATATCCCAACAGTATTGATTTCAGGATTTACTGAAGAGTTTAACGAACCTTATGATAATGTTTATAAAGTTAGTGCACCTGAAAATACTTGTAGAGGATGTGCAAATAAGTTTAGATTAGACCCAGGTGATTGGAATTGGTGTCCAATAAATAAGGGGAATGATAAAATGTTTGAATGTTCTAAAAAGATAACATCTGAGATGGTAAAAGATAAAATTATTGAATTACTTGGTAAGTAATTCAATAATGTCTTTAACAAATTCAACTATACCATAGATAGTGAAACTAAATACTAACACCCCAATTGCGACTTGAGGAACGATACTTTGTTTCATTTTATCACATTTAGTACATTTTTTTTCTTCGGTTTTTTTTAAATTTTCCATATTCTGTGTTATTTATAATTATGAACCTTTTAAGTTGTATAGTAAAAATAATAAATGAAGAAAGGATTGGAAAGCTTTTTGGAGATATTAAAGTTAAAGTATCTATTGAAAACTCGGCGCACGGAAATACACAAAGGTATAGACATGGTAAAGATGAAGTAATTACTAATGATGAAATCTTAAGTTTATTAAACCTTGGACTACCTGAAATATTAAGAGGTATTAAAGAGGGAGAGTTAGGACAAGATTCATCAATAGTAGTTTCACAAAAAGATTATCCATTCCTGAATGTTATTACCAATTTAGAAGAACAAGATTGTTATAATTTTCAAATTAATATTGTCACTACCATACGTAAGAAAAGATTTTACACAACTGGTAAAAACGATTTCCAAATTTACGTATAAATAAAAACCCCCAAAACATCCGATGTAATGAGGGTTTCTATCTTTTTCACCTAACGGTTGAGGCTTTTGCCTTTGAACACACCGGGGTTCAATTCCGACTTAATGATTTGGTTGGGTTATTAAGTTGACCCCATTCGTTTAACTTGAATACAAATATAAATAGAATATCCCGAATAAAAAAATATATTTTAAACTTTTTTTGACATATCTTTGTCGTATGAAACAGGAAATACTACCACTTAACTTACGTCACGTCGCTCAAATTGTGAGACGAAATATGATTACAAAAGTTGTACCATGCGGCAAGGAGTATTCGCGTAAAAAACTTAAGAAGGTTGATATCTACCAAGATTAGAATTATATTTAGATAAAAATTATTTTATGGCATTATCATATATTGGAGGTAAGAGTAAGATAGGTAAGTGGATTGTCCCATTCTACCCAACAGATATGGAAACGTATGTTGAAACATTTGGTGGTATGTTTTGGTGTTTCTTCAACATGGATTTAAAACAATATCCTAATTTAAAAAGAGTTGTTTATAACGACTTTAATCCTTTGAACTATAATTTGTTTATGTGTCTTCAGGACCCTGAGACTCTGTTATCCTCAATTAATAGTATCCCATGTCAACAACAAGGTGTGGAAGTAACACCACCAGTTTATAAAGAACAATTTAATGAGTTTCAAAAGGAAATTTTCTCTCATGGTTTAACAATTAACTATCCTGATTATGGTGTTGCTGCGAAGTATGCTTATGTTCTGACACAGGTTTTCAGTGGTTCAAAACCTGAGACATCAAGTTTTATTGATTTAAAGGGAAAGTATAAGTCAAAATATCTTACCTTTAGAGATAAATTATCTAAACCTGAATGGGTGGAACATTTCAATAGAATATCAGAGTTTAGATTGGGTGATTTTGAAGATGTTATTAAAGAGTTTGATAGTCCAACAACATACTTTTATGTTGACCCGCCGTACTGGAAAACCGAGAACTATTACTCAAACCACGATTTTGATAGGGAAGACCACGAAAGATTGGCTGATTGTTTGAAAGGTATTAAAGGTAAGTTTAGTTTATCTTACTACGATTTTCAGTTGTTGAATGAGTGGTTCCCAAAGGAGGAATACAAATGGGAGAAGAAAGAATTTGCTAAAGCCGCGGCAGCAAAGAAAGGAAAGGTACAAAATATGGGGGAAGAACTATTAATTATGAATTATTGATATATTTATATAAAAACTTTAGAAATGAAATTTACTAATATCTTAAAAAACATTATCTTAGAAGATTCAAGATTTAATCTTCTATATGATAAATTAGTTGACAAAGGTGGTAGAAAACCTGAACCTGGTAAAATCCCTTTTGAAACATTGAGAACTATTATCTTTGCTGACCCTACTACAAGAGCTCCGCAAAGCTTACTTCAAAATATTGATAGTCTAACACCTGAACAAATGGAAATTGTTAAGGTTGGTAAGTATACTAACTGGATATTAAAGAATTTCTTGAAACCATCATTTAGTGATGAAAGAGCGGATGTTGAAGTTGGTTCACCTGAATATAAACAATTAGTTAAAAGATATCGTGACTTATACCTTGAGGATTTATACAAGGTTACTGACGACTTAAAGAAGTTTGAGAGATTCAAAGGTCAATTAGAAGCTGACAAAAGAGATATTAATAAATTGACTGTTGATACATTATTTGATGCGGTTAAGGACTTTAAGTTAGAAAAAACAAAAGGAACAAAACAAGAAAAAGAAGAAGCTAAATCAACTTACCAATACCCTGGTTCAACGATTGCATTTAAAGGACCAAACTGGACTGTTGTTAAAATTGAAGACCAAACTGAACTTGGTAAAAACGCGGCTTGTTTCTTTGGTGGTTATCACGAACCTGATATGGGTGAAACAAGATGGTGTACATCTTCACCTGGTTTAAGTTACTTTAACACTTATATCAAACAAGGACCATTATATGTAATTCTACCTAATCAAAGTTCTGATTTGGGTAAGAAATCAGGTCTACCTGTTGAAAGATACCAATGGCACTTTCAGTCTAATCAGTTTATGGATAGAAACGATAGAAATGTGAATATTGTTGAAATGTTACAAGGTAAGTTGGCGGAACTTAAAGAATTCTTCAAACCTGAATTTGCTAAAGGATTGGCAAAAGAGAATGGTAAGAGAGTTGATATTGTTTATCCTGAATCTTCAGCAGGTAAGTTCGTTGGATTATATGGATTTAAAGAATTATTTGACAACCTACCAGATGACTTGGAGCAATTAATTATCCAAACTTCAAAAAACATTAAAGAAACAATTGCTCTTGAGGTTCCTGAAAGTATTGGAAGATTTGATAAGTTACAAACACTTTTATTAGGTGGTATGGTTAAATCTGTTCCTGATAGTATTTGTAATTTGACAAGTTTACTATTACTTGCTTTACCAAACAACCCTCAGTTAACGACTATCCCAACGTGTATTAAAGATTTACCTATGTTAGGTTTCTTAAATGTAAGTGGAAGTAATGTTAAACTTCCTGAAGAACTTAAAGATGTTTTACATGAGGAAGGTGATGGTTATTATTATGTAGTTTAATAAATTAGTTATATCTTTGTTTCCTAATCTTACTGCCTATGAAAAATGTAGATGCGGAAATTTACTTAAATCAGTTGATAGGGTTCTTCGAAAAGAACCCCAACGATTTGATTGACTTAATCGGGAAACTTAAGAAAAATACTTTCTACGAAAGGGTTAAAGAAAAAGTTTACGAAAACCTTGATAATGGTTTGGAACTTATCCTTACCCAGCAACAACTTATTGATATTGTTGTAGGTATGTACGATGAGACAAACAAAACTGTTAAACCATTAGAAATAAAAACACCTGTTATCAAAACAAATTACGGAATTATTTGGCTTAACTAAGAAAGTGTTGTATATTTGTAGTCATAAACAAATAAACACTATGAACCTACAAGATTTAAAAACAACAGTACCAGCATTATTCCAAACTGAAAAACTTTCAAAATTATCTGACCGTTACACCATGGTTCCTACCATTGATGTAGTTGACAAGTTCATCCAAAACGGATGGCAAGTAAGTGGAGCAAAACAAGTGGGTAAGAGCTCATTTGGTAAACACCAAGTTCGTCTTCGTAACGCAGAACTTCCACAAGTAGGTGACTCGTTATTAGAGGCGGTAATCACCAACTCACACAACGGAAGTTCAACTCTTCAAGTAGGTGCAGGTTTATTCCGACTTGTATGTAGTAACGGTTTGACTGTTCCTGTATCAACTTTCGGAGATATGAAACAAACACACTTGAACTTGAGTATGAGTGATGTTGAATTGATTACTGAGCAGTTCGTATTAAACACTCCAAAAATCCAAAAGTCAGTAACCCGTATGATGGAAGTTACTATGGATACTGAAAGAAAGATTGACTTCGTATCTAAGGCGGTTGGTATCCGTTGGAAGAACACCGAGGATATTTCAACTCTAACTTTGGAGACAATCATTGACCCACTTCGTGATGGTGATAGTGATGATAACCTTTGGACAACCTTCAACGTAGTACAAGAGAAGTTAATCCGTGGAGGGTTCATCAAACAACAAGGACGTAACACTCGTTCAGTAAAGGGTATCCAATCCTTGAATATGGATAACATGATTAACACAAAACTTTGGGAACTAGCTGAAACATTTTGCTAATGGACAACCTATTCACACTCATCAACGAAAAATATTATGTCGGTCACTATCTCCCCTACAATTCGGTGGGGGAGATTACTGATAGTATTCTTGTAGAACCATTTGGTTTGAAAAATAAATATCATGCGAGAGAGTCTTTTGACGGTAAGCATTATGTTTATACATTTGATAAATCAGTTAATAACGATAAAGAGGAGTTTGAAAAAAATTATGGTAATCCTCTTTGTGATGTAACTGTTTTTAGAAGTACTTTTGTTGTTGAGGAGAATGAAGATAAGGTTTGTTTAAAAGTATTCTATTGTGGAAAACACAGAAAGGCTGGTGAAGTATTTTTTCGTAAAAGTACCAAACTGAACTACATTACATTTAATAAGAAAACCAATATTTTTACGGTTGGTAAAAACACTGAATACCATAAGAAAAGAGGTAAGGGTAAAGGTAGTGTTGTTAGAAGAAACTCATTTCCGATATCGTTAACTACGGATGGTTATCATTCATTTATGAATGGGTTAGATGATACCAAAACATATAATTTAAAAATTACCGAAGGTATTAATGTGTTTTTATCTAAAATTGGAGCTGAAAAAGTTTTAAACTACATTGAGTTACCGATGTCTTTATTTGGATGCTTGTTGGACAAACAAGGGGTTAAGAAACCTGATAATTGGAGAGGGTATTACAATGTATATCCAAAACCAATTAAAAAAGACTATAAGAAATACGGATTTAAGATGGTTGATGCTTATATGAAATTAAACGATGTAAGTTCAGAGAAAATTAAAAAAGTATTACATAAAGTCCAAAATCCTTGTTTCAAAAGTATTAAAATGTTGATGGATGTCTTTGGGAGAGATTTTATTTTACAAAGACCTGAAGAAGAATTGTGTATTATTTTTAACACTAAAATTGACGAATCACCATTTCAACCTGTAAGACATTATTTTGAAAATTTCGGTAAAAGGGATATGAGTAATTGTTATCAGATTTACTTATTATCTAAAACCGACCATAATTTATCTACTCATACTTTTTACGACCACGTAAGATTTTTTGATATTCTATCAAGAAACGAGCCGATTAAATGGATGTCTAAAACTTTGAAAGAATTTAATGCTGAACATAGTACTTGGTCAGATAAAGTTGACTTTTACACCACAGGGAAATACTCAAGACAATACTCTAATGAATTTGTTGAACAAGTATCAAAACCAATCATAACAAGTGATAAAATGGTATTTAACCCTCTTGTACTACAAAGTAGTGAAGAATATGTTGATGAGTCAGTACACCAATCTAATTGTGTAAGAACTTATCAAGATAGACCTTCATCATTAATTATATCACTTCGTAAGGAAGATGGGGAGAGAGCGTCAATTGAATACAGACCTTCAATCGGTACGAATAATAATCAACCTGTTATATTCAAACGAGTTCAGACACTTGGAAGATTTAATGGTTTATTGGATGATAGTTGGGATGATGCGATTTCTATATTGGATAATAGATTAAAAAGTATCTCTAATGAAGTGTGGGGTAATCCTATAGCTGAGTTTGTTACTGGTGGTGGAAGAAAAGAATACAACTTTATTTTTGATAAAGACGGACAACTTAACTGGGGACATTTAACAAATTCAATTGACATTGGAGATGATTTACCTTACATTGACTTTGAATGGTAAACGAAAAAAAGATATTTCTATTTGAGGATAGACTGTTGGATAAAGAAGGACTTTTATCAATTCTTCAGTTATCTGATGGACACAATCTTTTACCTAATGATTTTTTGAAAAGAGATAACATAGAAAAAGTTTTTATCAACTCAATCATGTATAGTGATGGTGAGGTTTACTCCGATTTAATATGTAAACTACCCAACGGTAGTTTTATTTATTTATCTAAAGCAGATGGGGTTGAGTATAAAGTAAAATTATATTATAACGCTGACAAGTTGAGTGAGGTTAAGTTCTTCTTAACTCAACTTTTGAAACAAAAAAAGGAAAGTAAAAATATTTAAAAGTATGGAACAATTAACAAGTAGTCAGATACAGGAAAAAATTAACAACGGGGAAGATTTTATATTAAAGATGTATGCCACATGGTGTGGTCCCTGTAAACAATTAACAGAAGAATTAAAGAAAATCACAACTGATGTGTCAATCTATGAGTTTGATGTTGAGAGTGATATTAATTTCTCAAAGAGTTTGGGTGTTAGAAATGTACCAGTTTTAAAATTCTATAAAGAAGGTGTTGATACTCACACGATGGTTGGTTTAAAACCTGCTGATATGGTATCATCATTAATCACTGAACACATTGAGAACTAATGGCTAATTTATTGGTTGCATATACAATGAAAGGTTGTCATTGGTGTACGGAGTTTAAAAAACAACTTAAAGAAAATAAGATTAAGTTTAAGGAACGAGACATTGAAAAATACGAAGAGGAGTATAACCTTTTTGTTGAAGTCACTGGTAATGATTTTGTTCCGGCATTTATGATTGTGGATACTGTAACAGAAGATGCTAAGTTATTCGCTCCCGACAGAGATTTCCAAGATATAAACGAAGCTGTTGGAATTATAAAAAATATTTTGTAGTTTTGTTCCATGAAGGAACTAACATTTAAAAAGAAAGGGGTAGTTCATACCCCTTTGACATTTTGGCAAGTTGACCCAACATCAAAGATTGCTATCTATCAAGGTGGAAGAGGGGCTCGTCCTGATTTGGATTTCATAGTAAAACATAAGGAGGAAGGTAAGAGATTACGGACACCATCACATACACATTGGATTGTTGATTTGATTGCTAAGAAACAATGTGCTCCGAATGTTATTAAGGGTTTTATTGATGACCTGATAAAAATCTATGATGAGACCGAACCATTTAATTGTGAGACATCAAGGGATACCTACAAGTTACAGTATGTTAATAAACTCACATCAAAGTATCTTGAGTTACAAGGATGTGGTTATTATTCTGTTGAAGTTTTAATTTCTTTTGTTGAGTTGTTCTCCAAGTGTGAAAAACAAACACCAGATGCGTTCATGTTTAGAAACCTATTGGTGATGGTTAAGGGGTATATTGATGGTGATAGAGACTTCTACCAAATCGTTGGTTATTCTAAACGTGTTTAAATAACGTTCAGGAACAATTTGGACGGTAGTTGGTAGTCATCTGATACCTTACCTTCAAAGTTGTCGTTTAATATCGATAGGAGAAGTTCTGAACTATAGTAACTATCTGATTTTACCTTTGTGAATTTCAGGTTACCTTCATTACTTTCAAATTCCAATTTAATGTTTCTGAACTTAAAGTACGGTTGTGATTTCTCCGAGATTTTATAAAGGTAAGAATAAAGATTACCTAAATAGTTTTTAGAATAACCGTGAGGGAATGTTGATTGTATGGTTATTGATGATAGATTGTTTGTTGTGAAAGTTTCAGGATATTCAAATACGAATTTTGTATCCTCAAAGTTTGTGTCTTTGGTATCATAATCTATGATGTCCAATGTTTTAAGATTAAGAGCTGTTAAATCAGAATAGTTATTTTGTTCTTGTTCTATGAACTTATCTGTCAGATTGTAACATCCATATATTTTTGGATTCTTTGTATAACCTTTGATAATAAATAAACTATTACAATCAACAACTGATAGTTTTGTTTTATAAGTGTTATTATCACTTATTTCTTGACATAAGAAATCTGCAAACTTATTAACAAATTCTTGATTTAAAATACAACTCTCTTTTTCCATGTCCAATTTTAGAACTAAAATTTTAAAGGTTAAAGTGTAAATAATTTTTTGTGTTATTAGAAATAACTATTAAATTCAATATTAAGACATTTTTTAACGTCACCTAAATCGGGGTAGTCAGGAACTCTTCCAGAACTCAACCAATTTAAATCACCATTTTCAAATAAACTTTTAAGTAGGTTGATGTAACCTCCGTAATAATTTAAATTTTCATATGGGTTATTTACGTTACTTTCAAACCAAAGTTTAATATTATTATGAGCAGTTTTTGTAACTTCATATCTTACACCCCATCTTTCTGTTGATGTACTTTTATTGTAGTCGTGTTTTTTGTATTTATACTCTTCTGATTTTTTACTATCAATAACCTCACCGACTAATTGTCCTATAAGTGAGTCATACAATTCGTTAGCATAAACCGACCCATAACAATTTGAGTATAATGAATATAATTCACTTCTTATATCTAATCCTAAGTTCATTATAAAGTATTCAACACAATCATTATCTTGTAAAAGTTTAGTGATTATCTCTTCATTTAATTTTAAATTCGACTCATCACCTTGTTCTATTGCTAAATCTTCTATTAATTCAGGAGTTAGATGTTCGATAGATAAATTACCAATTTTAAGTAAATCTTCTTTGATATAACCTCTAATTTCTTCTTGGTATTTTGGTTCTAGTTCTTCATAAATATCTTTGAACTCATCACCTGTTACGTCATCATATAAATAACCATCATAATCCCCATTTAATATTTCGGCAATTCTATCTTCACTAATATCGTTTCTACCACTACTAAAGAATTGTGCCAGTTCACCAGAATCTTCTAAATCAACATAATATTTCCCATCAATTTCAGTTATATCTGAAAATTCCATTTCCATCATCTTATAGATGTAATTTGGGTCTTTTTGTATTAACTGATAAATTATTTTATTTTGATAATCCGACCAGTCATTATTAAAAGGGTCAATGTAATGTGTTAAATTATTTTTAATTATTAACTCAAAAAATTTATCAAAACCACCTATGGTGTTTTCAATATCCTCTTCAGTAACATCTCCGTTTTGGAATAGAGTAATAAGTTTTACTAACTTATTTTGGAAAGCTGTTAGTACGGGTTTTTCCTCTTCTTCGTTTAAGTTTTTGAAAATTTTAAATTCCATAATGATAAATATAAAAAAAGGGGAAAAATTCCCCTTTTAGTTTTCTTATGTTGCGGGAAAGATTATTTTCCACATCCGCAACCACCACCGTTGTTGTTCTTCATTGTTTTTAATTTATTAGAGGTTTATTACTTTTTCTTGTTTTTGTTGTAGTACTTATCAATAGTACTTTGAATTGCTGTTCTGATACTCTCAGTTCTTAACTTTTTCACCTGTTCAGGTGACGCACTTTGTTTTTTACATCCACATCCCATATTGTTGGTATTTTATTATAAATATTTACCACATGTGATTTAATAGTAAATAATATAGTTATTTTAATATTTATTAATATAATTTTTATCATGAGAGTTAATATAGATATATCACAAATACAAAAGGTTGTTCAGATGTTGGTTGAGGAAGAAGGACAAGAGAGTGTTGTTATAACACCTGAGCAATATATTGACTTATTAAAGTTTACTAACTATAACGGTAAATTGGTTCAAAATATGAAACAATTCAGAGGTAAACGAATTGTTATTGATGGTGACTTAAGTTTGAGAAATACGGATGCTAATAACATTACAAATATCACAGTTAATGGTGGTTTAGATTTATCATACACTCAAATTAACTCTCTTGAGGGTCTTATATACAATAATATTTCAACATATGGAACACCGTATGAAAAAATTCAAATCAAAAAACAAAGACAGATTGAATTAGCCAAACAAAACGATTTACGACAAGAGGACGAATGGAATTTAGAAACTGCGACTAGTGAGATTGCGATTTTGGCAAATGTTTTATTTGAGTATCTGACTTCATCTTTTGGTCTTTATGAGGCTAAAGAACCTAATCATGATGCAAGGTTACAGGAACTTTATACTGCAAAAGAAAGAATGGAGGAAATTGAGAAAGAAACAGAAGATAATGAAAATCTGATGGATTTAGAAGCGGTTGAAGAAGAAATTGAAGAACTTGAAAAAAGAATTGACTTATATAATTTGGTTTATGATTACAAATATTATAGTATGAGAACTTTTTATTTGTTAACTGACGAATTAGAAGAATCAAAAGAAAGATGGGCGGTTGGTGATAATTATAGAACCCACATGTCGGCATATGAAAGAATTGATGAATTGATTGATGATATCGGAATAAAAGGTTTTAATTCTAGTTTTGTTGAAGATTATATTGATATTGAAGAACTTAAGGAAACTTTTAGAGACGATGAAGAAAATAATGTTAGAGAAAACCTTGAAGACTTTTTTGACGAGGAAGATTTTGAATATTCCGACCCGGCAGTTCAAGAAAGGATTGATGAAATTGAATTGTTTTTAGAAGATTCTGAAATAGACCAAGAAAAAAAAGATGAATTAAATGAAGAACTTGATGAGTTAAGAGATAGTGATAAAACTGTCCCTGAAAATTTAATTGAGGAAAAGGTTGAAGATTTAATTAATGATTTGGTTGATGACCCTGCGAACGTAATTGAAGAATATGGTTTGAATATTGAAAACTTTATAGATATAAAAGGATTTAAAGAAGGGTTAATTCAAACTGACGGTATTGGTCACACACTGAACTCTTACGATGGTGATTACGATACTATTGAATTTAATGATGAAACATATTACATTTTACAAATAGAAGGGTAAAATGGAAACCAAATCAAGAAAAAGAAGAACGAAAAAAAATAATCATTTCAGATTAACAACCGACTGGTTATTAACAGAACCAATTGACTACGAACACAAATATTATATGTTGATGGACTTTTTAAAGTTCTGTGACGATAAGATTGAGAAGTTTGAGTTATATCCATTATTTAGTGAAATGTCATTACACTTGGCTAATCTACAAGTGATGTCTTCGGAATTCAAATACATCGTTGTTAATAAGAAGTTTGAAGTTATTGATGATGAAATACTAATCAATGAACTTAAATTCACACCCATCCCAAAATTAAATGATGATGAGTTGGAAGAATTAAATAAGGTATTAAAATATGCCGGACCAAAGTTTTTTGAATATTTCAATGTCATCAAAGCTCTTTGGACATTAACATACGACTCGGTTTCAATCAAACACACCAACGAAAATAAGAAACAGGATTTAGAAAGAGGTTACTTCTTCACACTTAACGGGAACAACAAAAGGATTTGGAAGTATACAACTGGTGGTATTGATACGGTTAAACACGACAGTAAATTTGCGGTTCAGTTGATATTTGATGGGGAAAGTAAAAAGGTAATTAGAACAATATTAAATGAATTAACACAAGATATAAGTTTACCCATCTTTGAATTAATGTCTTCCAACGACCTACCATTTGAAAATACACTCCTACCAATCTTTAAAAGAAAGGTATTAAGTTACATAGTTCAGAAAAAAACAATTGTAAATCTAAAAAAAGATTAATATATTTGTTATATGGGATTCAACAAAAAAATAATAGGAGAAGAACAAATCAAAAGTTTAGAAAAAGATTTAACTATTATTAATCATTATCTCAAAGCCGATTCAATCATTTTCACAAATAACGACGTTGCCAAAAAATTTAAAGAGTATGAGAAACAATATAGACCCGTATGAAGTTCTGTTAAGAAAACTTGAAAAACCAGTTCATATCAATTACATTTGTGATTATATCCTACGAGTTGGAATCGACGAAACAAGAAAACGAATTGAAAAACTTGTAAGTGAGGGTATACTTGAAGAAAGTAAATATGGAAAAGAATATTATGTCAGAACAAAAAGAAATGGTTAATCACCCATCACACTATGGTGGTGAAGATAATCCATATGAAGCTATCAAAGTCATTGATGCTTGGGGTTTAGATAAAGATTTTTATTTGGGTAATGCGGTCAAATACCTATCACGTGCTGGTAAGAAAGACAATGTGGTTCAGGACCTGAAGAAAGCTATATGGTATATTGAAAAAAAGATAGAAAAATTACAGAATGATTGAGAATTATATTAATAAGGTAATCAATGGTGACACCATTGATGTAATGAAAGAGATGCCTGAAGGTTGGGTTGATTTAGTTGTAACGTCACCACCATATAATGTGGGTATCCAATACGACACACATAATGATGAGATTGTTATGGATGAATATTGGGATTGGTCTGAAAAATGGTTAACGGAGGCTTATCGTTTACTTAAAGACGATGGAAGAATGGCTATTAACATACCATATGAGGTAAATGTACAAGCTCGTGGTGGTAGAGTATTCTTTGCCTCTGAGATATATCAGGTGATGAAAAAAGTTGGGTTTAAGTTCTACGGTATTGTTGACCTTGAAGAAGACTCGCCACATAGAAGTAAGACAACTGCTTGGGGTTCTTGGATGAGTCCATCGGCACCTTACATTTATAACCCAAAAGAGTGTGTTATTCTTGCTTATAAGAAAGTTCATATTAAGAAAATTAAAGGTGAACCACAATGGAAAGGTGAACCTTATCTAACTGAAGAGGGAAAGAACAAAGTTGCTTATTCTGAACAAGATAAGAAAGAGTTCATGGAATTGGTGTTTGGACAATGGAAATACTTTGCTGACACTCGTTCATTAACAAAGGCAACGTTCTCGATGGATATTCCCGAAAAGGCAATTAAGATATTATCATATAGAAATGATATTGTTTTAGACCCTTTCAATGGTTCAGGAACCAGTTGTGTGGCAGCAGTTGTTCATGACAGAAGATGGGTTGGTATTGAATTGAGTGAAAACTATTGTGAAATTGCTAAACAACGAATACAAAGTTTTGTTGACCAAAAGAACCAACAGAAGTTACAATTTGAAAACGGAGTCCAATAAACTCCGTTTTTTTATTTATTTGTATATTTATAATTAAATGTTATTATGAAAAATTCGGAAGTTGTTAAATTTTTACTAGAAACACAAACTCAGTTTAGAATACTACACTGGCAAACAAAATCATTCTCAAGACATGAGGCTTATGGGCGTATTTATGATTCACTTGATGATTTGATTGATAAGTTTGTTGAAGTTTGTATGGGTAAACACGGAAGACCTAGTTTTACAGGCGGTTATACATTAGCGGGTAGAGATATTGAAGAACTTGAGTTAACTGAGTTTATTAATTTAGTATGTGAATACTTGGTGGGATTGTCTGAAAGCTACGACCCAAAGATGGACTCAGATTTATTAAACATTAGAGACGAAATGTTAGCGGAAATTAACCAGTTGAAATACTTGTTAACTTTAAAATAGAGGTATATTACTTTTTTACTTTAAAAGGTTCATCGTAATGATGAACTTTTTTTTTGTTATAATATTTATTATTAATGAAAAAGATAATTTCTGAAGGTGGTATTAGAAACATAAAAGAACTTTCTAATAGATACAGCAAAGCGAAGATATACTTTCACCAAGATTTAGATGGTGTTGCAACTGCATTAGCAATGAAAAAGTATTTGGAAGACAATGGAATTAAAGTTGTTGATGTTGAAGTAATCCAATACGGAGATAAAGAATTTGCGGTTAAGAAGGCGGATGCTGAAGGTGAAATTATGCCAGTTCTTGTTGACTTTGCTCACGGAAAACCAATGTTCGTGGTTCATACCGACCACCACGACAGACAAGCCGGAGCTGACGAAACTAAGTCAACTCAGTTCAGAGGGGCTCGTTCAAATGTTGAAACTCTTTCACAGATTGTCCCGGCTTCTGAAATTTTCACACCAGAAGATGTTGCGACAATATCTATGGTTGATAGTGCTGATTACGCTTCCAAAAACATTACACCTGAAATGGTGATGAATTATGTTTATGGTACATCAAAAGAAAAGAGTGCTAAAGAAAATAGAATGTTATTAGGTTTGGTTACCAACAAATTATTGTTGGCTTTCAAAAGTAAACCAGGATTTTTAGAGACATTAGTATTAGATTGTAAACCTTCACTTCTTTCAATCTTCAATAAGATTAAGGAATTAATGAAGACAAACAGATATGCTGATATATCTTCATTAGAGAAAAACAAAGAAGATTACGTTCAGACAATGAAAGGACATAAGAATGTTCAGGTTAAAGATAATATCATCGTTCAGTATGGTGGTGGAAGTATGATGAGACCTGGTTCATATGATAGATATACCCCATTTAGAAACAACCCTGATGCTGACTTCCTTGTTATTGCTTGGCCACTTGGTTTATTACAGGCATCATGTAACCCTTTTAAAAAAGAAAGAGAACTTAAAGGTGTTAACTTGGGAGAGATTGCTCAAGAAGTATTGGGACATTGGGAATCACAATTAAAAGAAAAACAAGTCCCATTATCAACAATCAAGTGGGTTTCTGAAACTGCTGCGAAAGAAGAATCAGTTGGATTTACCTTTAAGGATTTTGCTGCAATATACGGAGACAAATACTTGGATGAGAAAGATGGTGTTAAAACACTTATGGATATTAAATCTTTGATGGAAAAGAAATCAACTGAACTGACTGAAGAAGAATGGAGTGTTTTAGATGGTGTTACCGTTCCTGTATGGGAAGTTATCCAAGCCAATTCAGGTGGACACAAGTGTATTACAAATATATCAGGATTAAACTATATTGGAAGAAGTAAGAGACCACCACAAGGTAAGTACAAGTATGAGTCTGAAAAAGAAGATTCACCTTATATTAAATTCTTAAAGATGTTACAGAATAGATTTGTTAGTGTCCTACAAGAAAAAATTGAGTCTTCAAAGAATTGAGTTATTCACAATTTTTTATAGAAAAAATCCTTAAACCCATTTGTTTGGTGTACTTTGTACCCATGTTTTTTGTTTAACTCTTGTGATGCCTCATTTTTTAAACTGACTATTGAAGTTGCGTAATCAAAACCCCTAGATTTGGCAATTTCATGACATTCATTTTTTAGAATGTCGGCATATCCTCTGTTTCTATGATTTTCATCCACAAATAAACTATGTAAATAAACGGAGTTTTTACCATTAAAAAAATTATCGTCACACATCTCTCTACAATATTCCGTCTTTTTATTATTAAATCTATTAATATCAGGGTCCAACCCAATTGATGAATCATAGTCAAGTACATTAGTACTACCAATCATATTTTTGTCCTTATCGTAAAGACATATTCTTAAACCTGGACTTACACTCAAATCGCCCTCAAAAATAATTTCAGGTTGGTTAATCGACTCAAGAACCAATTTTTTTAAAATAGAAATTTGAGAAAGTCTTTTCATTAGTTAGTTTTCACCTATTTATAAATATAAGTATATATGAAACAAAGTGCGGGAATAATTGTAAAAGTAAGAAAGTTTAAACTTTAATTAAAAACTTACAGATATCACCTTCTTCAATATTTTCATCTTGACAACGACCACCTTCTATTTCTAAAACATAGGTTCCAGAACCTTCGTAACTTTGACAAAGTTCATCTTCACATGGTTCACAGTTGTGGTGTATTTTTGTTATCTTATAGTTTTCATCTATAAAGATAATATCCAAAGGAATAATACAGTTCATCATCCAAAAACTGTGTTCACCTTTACCCATTAAAAATAGCATACCATCAAATCCGATAAATTCACGACCTATCATCCCTCTTTGAGTTTCAGATTTGGTTTTACAAACTTTGACTTTAAAAATTTCTTTATTTATTATTACAAACATAGTTATATATAAATAGTATTATGAAACAAAGTGCAGGAATAATTGTAAAAGTAAATAACAGATGTTTAGTTTGTAAGAGAGCTGTCGAAATTAATGAACCATCAAAATGGGCAATACCTATGGGTGGTATAGAAGAAGGTGAAGACCCAAAGGATGCTGCGTATAGAGAGTTCTATGAAGAGATGGGTGTTAGTGTTGATGGTGTCATTAAACCTTTATCTAGAATTAATCGTTATAATAAGTTAGGACAGGTAAAAACAATTTTACATGTCTTTATTTTTAAAACCGATACTGAAATCATTCCGGATTTAGATGGAGCAGCGGATGGTTTTGAACACACAGAGTGCGCTTATATGACTTTAGAAGAAATTAAAGGACTTAATATGTCATCAGGTATTAAGGAAGTTTTAACTGATGTGTTAAACTTTTGATTTTTTTGATATATTTATTTGACACTACGGAATATTCGCCGTAAGTTTGTAAAAGATTTAACACTCATAGGGGATGAAAGATACTCGGTAGTTAAATCAAAAAAAAAGTTCACAAACTACTTGACAGAAAGAAAAAAAAGTCGTAAGTTTGTAAAAGATTTGAGATGAAGAGGTTGTAAAGATTCCTACTTCGGTAGGTTGTAAAGATTCCTCCTTCTTCTCTTTTTGAAAAAGCGTTCTTTGAAACAAAAAGATTATCCGTTCAGGAAACACAAAGTGTCGGTGATATTATCCACCGAGTAAATGGCAGAAAGTCCGCAGCTTGAGTGTAACTGATAAACGATAATGGGCCGTGTATGGTCCTTAAATAAACTACGAAAGTAGGATAAAGTGGTCTCCCCTGTGTTGAGGAGACTGCGGTTTGAAACCCCGTAAGGGGAATTGAACTCAAGTACACAAGTGGGATATCACCACACCGTAAGTACCGAGGATAACTTCGTAGGGAAAATGGTTGGGTGACTTGGGAAAGTAGATTCTCAAGTTGAGTTCGGAAGAACGATAAGAATAACCCATAGGAACTCTGTAAGAAATGTGACCATCCAGTTACACTATTGCGGGTCCCAATATGATAGAGGACTTAAAACCGAAAGGTAAGATGGAGAACGAGTGGTGTCGCTACTATCCCTAAGGAAGACCTACCAAGGTCTCTTTATGAAGTAATCTTGAAATATGGAGGTGGGGACACTTCACGGAGTAGTTTAGTATTCTGTCGCTCAAAAGGAGACAGAGCTTATGTTGGACCACTACTCTGACACATCTACAACACAACCCTAAAATTATTACAAAATAACAAAGGAAAAGTGTCCATCAGGTTTGAGTGAAAGGTGACTACATAGTAATGAGCCGTTCATTGCATACAGAGACCCCAAGTCAATGTGTATTGTTAAGAAAAACCTTTAGTCCCGCAAGGACGAACTGGGGTGGCAACCTCGGAAAGAGTTAAGTACTGATAGAGTAATTCAAACCTCAAGGAGTGGTACACCTAAAATACCGTCACTAAGAAATACTACCCAAAAGGTGGTGGATACGAAGGGAAACAATAATCCTTCAAAAGTTTCTTAACATAAGCTGTAATCTCAGGCTTTTCTAATCTGACCTGTCAATTGACGGGTTTTTTTATTTATAGATACTTATAAACTATGACAATATTAGAAAATCTTAAAGAGGTATTACCATCATGGGCGGTGGTAACACAAAAGGAACTACCATATAAGATGGAGTATGAGATTAGACTTCAACCTACTTTGGATGAAGATGAACATTTTGCTTTAACACCAAAACTTAAAGAAGCTTGTCAGGGTAAGTTTATGGAAAGATACACTGTAGATATTGGTGAACACTTTTATATTTATACAAAAAAGTAATCATGATACCTAAAGAGATTAAAGAATTAGTTAACAAATACCCAAACAATTACGAGTTAGGTGAAGAAGTTAGAAAATATTATCACAAAAATAAACAGAAAGAAAATTTTAATTCTGGTGTTCTGTGGATTGGGGTTTTATTCTTTTTTATATTTGCTTCACTCTTGACTTGGATTATAACCGTTTAATTTCCTGACTTTAAACATATTTATAATAAAATTATAAATTATGTTACTAAAAGTTGGGTCTAAAGGAGAAGACGTTAAACAACTCCAAGCAAAATTAGGATTAACTGCCGATGGTTCATTCGGTCCTAACACAGAGAAAAAAGTTAAAGAATGGCAAGCGGCTAACGGAATAACCGCTGACGGAATCGTTGGGCCAGGAACTTGGTCTAAAATGTTCGGAGCGACAACTCAACCTGTTCAACCAGCACAAGTGGTTAAAGAAGATGTTGTTATTCCAACAAGTTCTGAGTTCAAATTACAAAATCTAAAAGGACATATTCCTGACGCAGTGATTGCTCAAATCCCTGAAACTGCTAAAAAATTCAATATCACTAACCCATTAAGATTAGCTCATTTCTTGGCTCAGTGTGGACACGAGTCAGGTGGGTTTAAAGCTGTTTCTGAGAACCTTAACTATTCTGCTGACGGACTTAAGAAAATCTTTGGTAAGTATTTCCCTGGTAACTTAAACGAGTCATATGCTCGTCAACCTGAAAAGATTGCTTCACGTGTTTATGGAAGTAGAATGGGTAATGGTGATGAGTCAACAGGTGAAGGTTTTAAATTCCGTGGAAGAGGATATATCCAGTTGACTGGTAAACAAAACTATACAAACTTCGCTAAGTTCATTGGTGAAGATACTGTGTCTAATCCTGATTTAGTTGCTACCAAATATCCTTTAGCCTCTGCGGCGTTCTTCTTTGATTCAAACAAACTTTGGTCAATCTGTGATAAGGGTTCTGATGTTGCAACTGTCACGGCAGTTACAAAACGAGTTAATGGCGGGGTTATAGGGCTCACTGACAGAATAAAACACTTCAACGAGTATTACAACCTACTTAAATAATCTAAGCCCCCTTGAAAAAGGGGGTTTTTGATTAATGTGTTGATTATGTAATTCAATTATTCTATTATTACCTAAACATAAAAAAACAAACTATGAAAAAAATTAAATTATTTCTTTTAACCCTTTTCGCATTCATTGGAATGAGTGCATCATCACAAGTATTAACGTCTTTTAACGTTGATATAATTAACCTCGGAGGATGTCCATACACATTGTTCGGAAACTATTATGGAGGTGGTATTCAAGGTAGTATTACTTTAACACAACAACCTACAGGAAGTTATGTTGCAGTTGTACCAGCAATTGATAGTCTAAATGTTAGTATCTGTGCAATTTATACTTCACCATGTTTAGGTGAGACTTGTATAAATGAAACAATATATCTTGGGTCAGGACAAGGTGTTCAGACATTTACGATAGTACTTCAAAACCAAGACTCAGATTTTGATGGGTTCATGGATAACATTGACTGTAATCCATTTGACCCATATATCTATCCAGGGGCACCTGAACTATGTTATGACGGTATTGATAACAACTGTGATGGTTTAATTGAGGCAATGCCGACAATTGATACTCTGTACTTTGTTCCTGATTCACTTGTATCTGAACCAAACACTATTTACGTGGTTTACCAAGGTTCAAATACTGTAGAATGGGAATGGTTTTTTGGAAATGGAGGAAATGGGACGAGTTCAAACGAACAATACCCAACCATTACATTCCCTACCTCAACGTTTACTTCACAAATGCTCCCGATTAACTTATACGCAATTTCCATTAATGGTTGTCAGGTTTATACTTCAATAAACTTTTCAATTGATAGTAATGGAGTTTGGACACCGGGTGGAATTTTAAATGATTATACCTTAAACGTTGTTCCTGAATTTATAATTGGGGTTGAAGAAACAATGACTAATAACGTTAAAGTTTGGCCAAACCCTGTGTTAGGTATTGTTAATATTAACACACCATCAAATAGTGGAACGTTAAGAGTTATGTCTATCGACGGAAGATGTGTTCACCAAGAAAAATATTTTACTAACAACATTCAGTTTGATTCTGAAACATTAAGTAATGGAACTTATGTTATTACTCTTACTGACGATAGTGGTAAGTTTTACACAACAAGAATTATTAAATAATAAAATCCCCCTGAAACATGGGGGATTATAATTTTTATATCGGATATGAAAATTAAAATGGGTGTGGTTGAAAAACACCAATACGAAGGTGTTAGAGAATTTGAGGAAATTGACTTGGACAAATTTCCGATTATTAAACAATTTATGGATGTTAATCCAGATTGCACCGAACAGGAATTACTTTCTTATATTAAGAAAATCAAAGACGAAGAGTTCAAAAAATTCATAACAGAATTGAGTTGGAACTCTATCATTAAAGAAAACTTCAGTAAGAACAAAACTGAATTTAAAATAGAAATAGAGAAATGAATGTATTAATAACTGGTGGATTAGGTTTTATTGGTTCTAATTTTTATAATACCTTTAAAAAGAAATATCCTGACTATAATTTAGTCATCCTTGATAGTGGGACATATGCAGCGGATGAAGATAACATTGATGATGTTAGAAGCTCTAGAATAATCAAATTTAGTATTACTGAACGAGAAAGATTATTTAAGTTATTTGAAAATTACAAGTTTGACTCGGTAATACACTTCGCGGCTGAATCACATGTTGATAACTCAATATTAAATCCGATGGAGTTTGTTCAAACAAATATTATTGGAACGTTGAATCTGTTGGACGCTTCAATTAAGTATGGTATTAAATTATTCTATCACATATCAACTGATGAGGTTTTTGGACATTTAGGTGCGGTGGGTTCTTTTGATGAGAAGACTGCTTATGACCCAAGAAGTCCTTACTCAGCATCAAAGGCATCATCCGACCACTTTGTTAGAGCTTACTACCACACTTATGGATTACCTGTTGTGATATCAAATTGTTCAAATAACTTTGGACCAAACCAACATCAAGAAAAATTAATTCCAACAATCATTAAAAGTATCCTTAATGGGAAACCAATACCAGTTTATGGTAACGGACAGAATGTGAGGGACTGGTTATATGTTCAGGACCATGTGGATGCGATTGATATGATATTTCACAAAGGTAAGGTAGGCGAAACCTATTGTATCGGTGGACGTAATGAACTAAATAATTTAAGACTGGTTAGATTGATTTGTGATAAGATTGATAATATTAAACAATGGGAACAGAACTCACAAGACTTAATTACATTTGTTGAAGATAGAAAAGGACATGACTTTAGATACTCTATTGATTCAACCAAGGTGAAAGAACAAATTGGGTGGGAACCTAAAGTTAATTTTGATGAAGGGTTAGATAAAACTATTGATTTTTATTTCAAAAAGTTTGGAAGTAAGGAATAGTTTATCTATATTTGTGTTATGAAAGTAACATTAAACATCCAACACGAAAAATTCGGTAAAGTATTAACAATGTCTTTTGTTGACGCAATACAGACAAAATTATTTTTAAAACTTGTGAATGACGCTATTGATAACGGAGTTGCGTTTAGATACTACAACGTGACTGATACATTAGTACATATTCCTAACAAGATTTTAGTTGAATCTTTAATCACAACTGAAATGGAGTTTGTTACATTTTCTGAACAAGTATTGGCTAAAGTAGGTGAGGTTAAATAGTCTTTGTTAAACAAAGTGGTGGACCAACTTCCGGGTTGGGCTCAAAAGGGAACATTAGTGTTCCCTTTTTTCGTTTTATTTGTATTTATATATAAAACTATAGTTATGTCTAAAATTATAATCACAGAAGAACAACTTGAAAAATTAAAAAAAGCTTTATCTGAAAATACTGAACTTATTAATGAAGATAAAGATGGTAATTATATGGCTAAGCAACAACTTTTTGCCCTTGGTACCTTAGCATTACAAATGTGGGAGATTATGGAAGATGATGAACAGTTGGATGATTGGATGGAATCTAAGATTGCTCAAGCGGAACAATCAATTGTTTCAGTGGTTAAAGCTTACATGTATGACGAAGTGGTTGATGATATGAAAGGTATGGAAACCTTAAACTATAGTGATATTGTTATTGGTAAGTAATGAAAAAGAAAAAACTTATAACTGAAGAGGTTAAAAATAAATTTTACCTATACAATCCTATTCCTATTGTTAAACAGGAGGCGACATTTGTTATTCAAGAAATTTTAGAAGCTTACGGGTTAAATTATGATTGGGGTCAAGATGTTGATTTGAATAGTTTAAATGTTGTTAACCGATTAAGATTTGAAGATTATATTAATCGTATTGTTAAGTATAAAGAGATTAGAGGACATGCTATTGAAGGATTGATGGCTGGTTTATTTAATGGTACACTTAATGAAAGTAAAAGTGGGATTTGGGATTATAAAGTAAGTCAAGGAGAAGTTGAACAGAAATTTTTAAATGATACTACTGAAAGTCCATCAATAGGAGGTTTCACAAATGCTTTAAATAGTTTAGGTGGAGATGCTATTGCAACAATTAAAAATGCTTTATTAAACAACCGACCTGAAATAACAGGTACTAATCTATTTTTGGTTAATGACAATGAGATTACGGAGTATAAAAAAGAAATTTTAAGAAAAATACTTGTTGATATTACGTGTATAACAATTGATTCTGGTGATAGATTAACAACATATTATCTAACAAAAGAAAATGCTGTTGAATTGTTTTCAGATGCTAACAACATAAGAAAACCAAGAAAAGTAAATTCTAATGAGTTAAGAGTATCGTCAGATGTTTTTATTAAAAAAGGAAATTCTTTTGATATCATTAAACCAATTGTAACCGATGAAGAACGTAAAGAATATTTGGAGGTAAGTCAAAGAGATGAAGAAGTTGCCAAGATTTTTGGACCTTATGGTGGTAAGATTAGACCTGATATTTTAAATTGGATAGAACAAAATAAAGAAGAATTTAAAAATTTAGTTAATACATTGTTATAATGAAAGTTGTTATTACAGAAGAACAATATAAGAGATTACTGAATGAAGATTTAGGTGTTAGTCGTGCAACAATTCCTTTTATTAATATTGTCCTTAATGAGGTTACACCAATTGTTGAAGACATGACATTCAATAAAAAAAATGATTCGGAGTCAATTAATTTAGACTACAATACAATGAAACAAGTTGTTAAGTCAGACCCTGATTCATTTATTGAGTTTCCTGTTGAAGGAATGGATATTGAGATTAAATTTGGTTATGTAAAAAAACCTGGTGGCGATGCTAAGTTTAAAACAGGTGGTGCTATGTATCAGATTAAAAAAGAATCTGAAGGGGAATCTTACATGAAACTTCCATCACTTGAAATACCTGAAAAAATACTGAAAGAAATTAATAAAACTATCATAGGTAAAATGGAAGTTGAAGTTTTAATAACACCTACATTTGAACCTGAAGATATTGATGATTTGATTGATGACTTAAGAGATAGTATTACTCACGAATTATTACATCTATATGAGTTCTATAAAAGATGGGAGTCAACAGGTAAGGGTGAAGTTGATTTAATTAAAACATTCGCCGGTGGAATTAATCCGAATGTTCCTAAAAAGATTTTCAAATATTATAGTGAATTTTTAGATTTAGTTTATTATTCAGAACCATATGAATTGAATGCTATGTCACAAGAAGCTTATTCAAAATCATTTAAAATGACACCTGAAGAGTTTACAAAATCACCATATTGGTTTATTGCTGATAAAATGGAAAAGTTTAATGCTGACAACTTCTTTGATGGGTTGGTAGATGTTATTAAACAAAGAAGTGGTGAGGACACTCTTGTTTTTCATTTAAGTAATTTACATAAGTTCTATATGAAACAATATAGACAAATTGCTAAACAAACTAATAAAACAGTACCAAGGGACATAGAGAAAACAAATAGTATCTACGATTTGTTTAAAATGTATGAACCAAGAATTAACAAAGCTGGTAAAAAATTAAAAAGAAATCTAGGACGTGTCTATGGAATTGAAAAATCTTAACATATTATTTTTTATATTACTATTCACATCTTGTACTAGTTTTGAAAATCTAACTGACGACAGAACAAGACCCGAAGATGATGAGATGTATTGGAACAGGACTGAAGAGTTTTGGGTGACACATCACGAACCTAAAGCAAGACCAGTATCAAGTGAGGATTACTACGGTAATAGAGTTGTATTACCTGTAACTTATTACAACAACTATCCTGACTATAACTACTATGATAGAAACAACAATTATTATCCAACGTATAACTATCAACAAACTACACTACCGTTACCACCACCTCCACCACAACACAACAATCCTTCACCGACTATTAACACTCCTAAACCAAATGTAACTCATTATAAAAGAAATAATGAACCACAGAGAGGTAATTCTAAACCTGGTGTTAGACGATGAATAAAGAACTTAACGGGATAAATAAATTTCTTGAGGGTAAAACTTTTGGTTATGACCATCGTGTTAGTTTCAGTGAAAAACCTCAAAAGGGTTATTATCAATTTCATATAGATAAAGTTGCTCAGTTAATAAGTATTGGTGAAATGAAAGACCACCTTTTTGTATCGGTTAAATTGGTTAATGGTGAAGGTATGGTTAATTATTACTTATGTGCGTTTGGTAATAAAGAAAAGATAATTGGAAGAGACCGTGTTAATAAAGGATGGTATGAATTTTCAGTTCAAATAGGTCATGACATTGAGGAATTCCTTAAATTCTTTAGTATTAATATGCCTGTCGTTGTTGATAACTTAGAATTTACCCCATCAAAAGATTTTGTTCCATTAATTAATTTGGAAAATAAGGAATAATTAACGTCCCATGTAAATTTTAAACTCGTCATATAGTTTAGTATCACTATATGCTCTAATTAATTCTTTGTCGGCACATATATTATCGGGTTGTCCTGATACAACAGGTTTAATTTTATAACCACTATTTGTACATCTTTTTCCCATTGCACACCACACTCTAAACTCTTTAAACTCTATTTGATTATTATTACAATCAGATTCTGTTGATTCTGATATTAAACCATACATTTTACGTATTTGTTTGTTTTCTTGTTCTGTGATTCTAAACATAATTTTGTTTTTATTATAAATATTCGTATATTTGTAAAATTATGAGCGACAAAACTAAATTTACAAGAACCTACGAAACGGACGAGACCATTGCTGTTTGGACTTATGATTTGGATAAGTTCAAGAACGGCCCGATTTCTGTTGACATCAAATACAAATACGACCCTGACAGGAAACTTTCCAACAGGGAAAAATACTCAAAGAAAAAATGAAAGTAATATTTTTAGACCACGATGGAGTTATCTGTTTATCTGATAACTGGGGGTCACGATTTAAGAAACAAAAAAAGTATAGAAAAAAATTGAGTCAATCAGTAATGACAATGCCTCTTGATGCTCGTTTTGATAACTTTGATAAGAAGGCAATCAAGGTATTGAATGAAATCTTGGAACAGACTGGTGCTGAAATCGTTGTATCTTCTGATTGGAAAGTTTGGTGTTCAGTTGAGGAGATGGGTGATTACTATGAGAAACAAGGTATCATCAAACGACCAATTGATTTTACAACCAATACAATTGATGGTGAAAAAGTAACTTGGTTCCGAAATTGGGATTTGGAAGGAACAAGAAGTGTTCAGATTCAAGAATGGTTAAAAGAACATCCCGAAGTTACACATTGGGTGGCGATTGATGATTTGGAGATGGGAAAGACTGGACTACATTACTCAATGGAATATGAACACAAATGGGGACTTGATAACTTTGTCTTAACACCTTTGAACAATGAGGGTATCAAACAACTTGGAGTTAAAGAAAAGGTGTTATCCTTTTTGGAAGGGTAATATTTATGTAATATGAAATACCTAATATCAGAGGAACAAAATAAATTTTTGAAGGAAGAGTTGGATAAACCAAATTTTAAAAATTTGATTAAGAAATTGTTTGAGAAACAAGTTAGGAAAGGTGAACAACCACATATTGATAATATGATTATGGATTTCTTTGAAGTTGATGTGTGGGAAAGAGACTTTAATATCCTGATTGAATTGTTAAGGGATTTCTTGGGTAGGGAACAATCGGTTAAATTGACTGAAGAACTATTACAGAAAACCTTTAAAACAGACCGATATAACTTTTCAGGTGGATACAGTTTTGATTTCAAAGCTAAAATAATAGACCAAGAAGATGGGGAATATTTTAAAGTAGATGTTTATATTTTACCGGGTGGTGAGGTGGATTTAGTAATGACAGATGAAGGAGTTCGTGATTTAAAACAAGCTCTTAACGACCAATCTATTGGATTTGAAATTGAAAGTGAAGTGAAGGAAATTATTGATGAAATTTTCACAGAAGAAATTACCTATAAGACTGGTGTTGTTGTGGATTTAGAAACACTTATTATTCAGGATTGAGGTAACATATAGTTAGTATTCACCATCCATCCCATCCAGTTAAAATCAACAAAAGATTTGTTGTTTCTTATATCATCGGTCAGACATTCCCACATTAGCTCATCAATATGGTGGTCAAACTTATCGTGAATTATGTCAAGTATTTCATCTTCATCAAATCCATAGTAAACTTCACCATCTAATGTTATTTCCATAGATTTAACTAATAAATTAACGTCTATAACAATCATTTCGGCATCAACTTCAAAATAAAAATTTTTAGAAAAACGACCTTCAATCGTTATTTTTTTACGTTCATATTGGGAATCTAATTTAAATGGTTTTCCCACAAGACAACTATTAATTTCATTTAAACTTTTTTGTGGGATATATAAACTATCGCAATCTAAATAATATAAAAATTGTGGAGCGATGTTAACCTCAGGAAAAAATTTTCTTAACGAATGTATTTCTTCATCAATGTAACCTGAGAGAGCTTCATGGGTGTATGGTAAGTTTTTAGGGTTATCTATTGTATAGACAGGTACTTTTTTGTAATGAAATGATTTTTTTTCTTCACCTGTTAAACGCAATGTTATACCATCCGCATCAATTACAGATAACATTTTAACAACAGTGTCCATTAATCTTTTTAGTTGTAATTCACTAGTGTTCATATTATGTAAATAGTAATAATTTTATTTAAAATTTAAAACTAAAATGAAAAAAAACTTGACATAAGAAGAAATTTATATTACTTTTGTAAAACAATTGATATTTAATAAGAAAACAATGAAACAGAACTCAACACATAACGTAAGTAATCTCCCGACAAACGTGGGCCAATCATGGTTTACGATTAAGGGGCAGGATTGCCGTAAGTTCAGGGTTCTTAATAAGATGTAATCGTATCATCAAATATATAAGGAAACCCTGGACTACAAAAAAGTTCAGGGTTTTTTTTTGGTTCTTTGACATATTGGGAAAATGGTGATGTAGCTCAGAGGTGGAGCATCTGACTGTTAATCAGAGGGTCGGGATTTCGAAATTCCCCATCACCGCAAAAATAATGACTTCGTAGCTCAGCAGGTTTAGAGCACCTCACTTTTAATGAGGGAGTCGTGGGTTCGAGTCCCACCGGGGTCACTTAAACACGTCAGTGGTGAAATGGTATCATCACGGTCTCCAAAACCGTTGTTTGGGGTTCGAGTCCCTACTGTCGTGCAACAAGCCTCCATAGCTCAGCAGGTCAGAGCGACTGATTTGTAATCAGTAGGTCGTTGGTTCGATTCCGACTGGAGGCTCTAATATTCTCACGTAGCTCAGTTGGCTTAGAGCATTTGTCTGATACACAAAAGGTCGTTGGTTCGATTCCAACCGTGAGAACTTAATTCGGGATGTAGCTCAGTTGGCTTAGAGTACTTGGTTTGGGACCAAGGGGTCGCTGGTTCGAGTCCAGTTATCCCGACTATAATGGTACCATAGCTCAGTTGGTAGAGCAAAGGACTGAAAATCCTTGTGTCGGTGGTTCGAATCCACCTGGTACCACGAGGTTCTGAATTAACAGGACAACCCCCCACCTCCGATATGGCAGTCGGTCCGTTAATCCGACGAAGATGGGGTTTTTTATAAGCGGGTTTCGTATAACGGCTCATTATGTCACTCTTCCAAAGTGAAGACGGGGTTTCGATTACCCCAACCCGCTCCTGGTGTCTCGGTAAGCTCTGACGAAAGTCAACTACGAGGTCTCGGTGGACAGAAGGCCTCTGATTCCACCCACTTTGGCTCCATGGTTGAATGGCTACAATGCCGGCTTGTCACGCCGTGTGGTACGGGTTCGAATCCCGTTGGAGCCGCCAAAGAGGAGTAACTTGCGTAGGTGCCTCAGGGGACTGCAGCCCCACTACGCTCCATATTGTCCTGTAGTGAAATGGCATCACACAACACTTTGACTGTTGTATTTCTGGTTCGAGTCCAGACGGGACAACTTTTTTTGTTTTATTAATAAACTTGTCTTATCTTTGTATTATGGAAAAAGAATTTGTTACATACGAAATTGCTTCGGAACTCAAGAATCTTGGATTTAACGAGCGTTGTTATGGATGTTTCAGTCATTTGGACAACAGGGAGTTACGGACAAGTAGAGTATACACCAACGGAGTGTCTGAAAATATTGCAGCGCCAATCTTCTCACAGGCATTTAGATGGTTTGAAGAGAATTATTCATATTTTGTGGATATTAAAACTGACACCACACCAAATGAGATTTTGGGATTTGACTATACGATTAAGAGTTGGAAGTTTCCACCGATGTATTTTGATTTCTTCAAAGATAAGAGAGAAGGAAACATTGCGGTAATCAAGAAGATGATTGAGATGGTGAAGAAAGAGAAACAAAAGGAAGCTCTTATTGAGTTGATGGATAATGATAAAGATTTAGATAAATAATATGACACAGAAACAACAAGATGCTATTGATAGCATAATGGACTACTTCAAGTTTGAACAAGTCCGAAAAGTAATGGAAGTATTGAATTGGGAGTGGGCGGCTTCTGACGAAGGTATTCCAACTGTTCCTGAATTGAGACAAGAAGCGAGACGATTATTAAAGATGGCGTTTAAAGAAAAAACAGATGTATCAACAGGTGGGTTCCACGTAAGATATGAATCGGACGATGATGGTTGCGAGTTTATTCAATTAATCTTTGCGGTTGAAGAATGGTATGAAGATGTGGAAAAAGATTTGGTAGATTGAAAAACTTACCATATCTTTGTCGGAGTCAGGTGGGTGTAATGAGGGACGGTCCCAAATCCATAGAGCTAGTGGTTCTCGACACTTGGAGATTCCATTAGAAGTAAGGTTACTTATCCGGTTCGAGTCCGGCCCTGACTACAAACGTGTTGTTCCCTTGAGAAAGGAGGTATTGATAAAAAAGGAAGTTGTTAAAAGTAACAATATGCTTACAACACAGAGGACTTCTCATCCTCAACTATTAGTGAACTTTGGTACCCGTACTGAGGACGTGGGGCTAAGTAAGATACAATTCCGTCATGCAGGGAGTAGAATGCTAAAGAGCTAATAGTAAAATAGTCAGGTAACTCAATTGGCAGAGCTCCTAACAAGGAAGATTGCAGGTTCGAATCCTGTTCTGACTACACGTTCTGACTAATCATCAGATAGTATGTCCCATACGATGAGAAATGGTATGATAACCATAGGGAAGAGTTGAAGGTTTGTATATATATTACCTTCTAGTTGACTACTAAGGTCGGTAAAACCCATCACGAAGGGGAGCAAGACAGTTTATTCCTAACTCAGCAATGAGGACAGCCATAACACCTGTAAGTTGGATAGATAAGGGTGTTTTAACATAGGTCAGGTGGCGAATGGTAACGCAGCTCGCGGTGTACACTATAAAGGGGTGACAATGCAGGTTCAAATCCTGTCCTGACTGCAAGATTAAATAAGAATGACACAGGAACAAATAAAGAATTGGATAGATAGGTGGTCGAAACTAAAACCATCTCCACAAAGAGATATGGTAATTAAGATTTGGTCTAGATTATTGAAATAAAATATAGTCAGGTGGCGGAATGTTAACAACCCCGTTCTAGATGTAAAAACAATGTGGTTAGAATCCACTACGGGGTCAATGTTAACTTGGTAGACGCAACAAGTAAGTTAGTAGGATTAAGTTGTTTCTATGATACTCTTAATTCCGAGATGTAAGGGAAATACATCATACAGGTTCGAATCCTGTTCTGATTGCAATGAGTAAGAGATACTCGGCAAGATTGGCTACATTCTTTAAAAAAGTAGTGGTAGTAAAAAGCCCCCGACCTTAATGGGGAATCGATTCGGGTTAAAGTGAAGCATATCCGCAGCTCCGACGTATAGGATTGACAGGTTTTTATGTGGTAAGACACTAATGAAAAAGCTAGGTCTGGCGTCGAACCCAGAATAGTGATGGTTCTCGAAACAGTCAGAGTAACCCGTTAAAATCTACTCACTGTAATCTCAGGTGGGGAACTTGGAAGAGTAAAGCGTAATTGGTATCGCCCCGGTCTTGAAAACCGGTATCGGGAAACTGATGTGTAGGTTCGAGTCCTATCTCTTCCGCTTATTTACCCCCTTGCTGGAACTGGTAGTCAGAGTTGTCTTAGAAACAATTGTCTTAAAGACGTGTAGGTTCGAGTCCTACAGGGGGTACTACACGGTGTCTATTGACAAGAGGTTTAAGTCGCCTGATTGTGGTTCAGGTCATCGCGGGTTCGAATCCCGCTAGACACACATTGGAGAGTAAAGGAGGGAAATGGTGTCCCCGACTGTTTGCTAAACAGTAACCCATTAAGTTGGGCACAGTTCGAGTCTGTTGCTCTCCTCTTGACTTTTTTGGTATTAAATTATAAGTGTTCGTGGGTGAGTGGTTGAAACCGCCAATCTGCAAAATTGGTTTTGTTAATAGCAACATCGTCAGTTCGAATCTGACCGAACACTCAATTAAGTTCAACTATGAAAAAAACTCATTTTCATATATTTATAGATATGAAATGGACTAAACAAAATGATAATACCTTAAAGGAGTTAATCCAAGAAGGTAAAACACACAAAGAAATATCTATAATTTTTGGCGTGTCAAAAAAAACAATTAACAATCGTTGTTTTAGGTTAAAATTAAAATCACAATTACCATCTAAAAGTCATAAACAAAGTTGTAAGTATTGTGGTGATGAATTTGTTTCATATATTAGTGAAGAAAGATTTTTTTGTTCTTTAAATTGTTCAGCTTCTTATAATAATTTACAAAGAAATGGGTTGACAGAAGATGTTAAGAATAAAATAAGTCAATCATTAAAAAAACACTATGGGCCGGTAAAAGAAAAAAATAAAAAATGTCGTTCTTGTAATCTTGAAAAAAAAATACCAAAATATAAAATAACTTGTGATGATTGTAGATACCAATATTATAAGTTTTATAGACCGTCTTGTGAATTTGACTTTGACTTCAAAACTTTTGAAGCAGAATTTAACACCACTGATTTAAAAAAATTAGGATGGTATAGTCCTTCAAATAAAGGTAATAATTTAAATGGGGTCAGTAAGGACCATATGTATTCAGTTAAAGAAGGTTTCATTAATAAAATAGACCCTGAAATAATAAAACATCCGGCAAACTGTCAATTATTAAAGTATTCTGAAAATAGTGTAAAAAAAACATCTTGCTCAATTACTATTGATGAACTTATTTCAAGGATAAAAGAATGGAATGATAAATTTAATAAAGATAATTCTTCCAACTCCGACCTCAATTTTTTTTGACTTTACAAAGTCTAATGTGTATTATTGATTTCGTATGAAAAAACTTTTATTTGTATTATTATTTATTCCCTCACACTTCTTTGGACAGTGTGATACTTTACCACTAACGATAACACACGATGGTAATGTGCTTGATATGTGTTCAGAGTTTAAGACACATAACTATTCTGTTGAGAACATAGACAATGTTGTTTATTACTGGACGGTTGATAGTGTAGGTCAGGTTGAATCCGACAATGATATTTCATTGACTTGGGATGATACCACTGATAATTATTTGATTGAAGTGTATGGTGTGGATTTAAATGGGTGTAGTACTGATACTGCTTCTTTAACTATTACCACCACTGCCTGTCATAAACTTTATGTTCCCAATTCGTTTTCACCTAACAACGATGGGCTGAATGATATATTTTCCTTCAAGGGAACCAATGTGTTTAATCCACGATTAGAGATTTATACCCAATGGGGTCAACTGGTTTGTGTTATTGAATCACAATCACAATATTGGACAGGTAATGTGAATAACAGTGGATACTATTGTGAGTCGGGTATATACACTTGGAAGATGTATTACCGTGATGAAAAAGGAACACCACATTACCAAAAAGGTTTTGTTAGTTTGGTAAGATAATATTTGATAGTATCAGAAATACTTTATATATTTGTAAAAGAAATAAAAACAAAAAAATAATAATATGTCTAAGAAGAACAAAAAACAAAACGAAGAGTTAATTGAGAAATTAATTGAAATCCAATCACAATTAAATGAAGTTAAATCTGAAGCGGGTATCGTAGTTGAAGAAGCGGATATCGTTTTCACAAGAGAACAATTAAAAGATTTCTTGATTGAATACACCGGTAAAATTAATGAATGTATCTTTGATGAAATGATTAATTCATTAGAAGCTAATGATGTGGTAACATTTGAAGTTGATGGTCGTTTAATCATCCCAAGTATTGACGAAGATGTTTTGAGAGACACATTCGTAAGTGCTACAGGCGAAATTCACTCAGATATTATAATGGATTGTGCTGACGAGGCAATCTCTGAAGTAATCTAATTTAATTTATATATAAAGGTCGGATTGTGAAATACACCGGCCTTTAACTTATATGAAGAAGTAGCTCAGTCGGTAGAGCAAAGGTTTGAAACATCTTGTGCCACGTGGTTCGATTCCCGTCTTCTTCACAAATTTTAAAATTATGGCGGCAAAAGGAAAAAATTGGTATGACACCCTATTATGGGTTGAGGAGGTAATAAAGTCCTGTAAGACACCCTTACAGGGAGTTGCTGCAAAGAAATTGGTAAAACTATATTTTGCGAAATATGAAAAAGAAAATGTAGGTATGAACCTTACCATCTATTACCAACTCATGGAAAAACTTGATAATATTAAATACGAAAAGATATAATATGTCTTGTTGTAAGGAATGTCCTTGGAAGGTTGAAAATAATCACAATAGTAAGTTAAAAAACTTTGTTCAACGAACAGGTAGAAAACACACCTGTCATATGGTTAATCCCAAACTATGGGACACATCAGACGATAAACAAATTTGTAAAGGAATAAAATAATATAATATGAATTACGGAAAAGAATTTAGAAAGTTTGCGTTAAGTGAAGGGATTTCATCAACTAGCCTTGATGCGTTTGAGAACTCATTAACACCTTATGTGTTAGAGGAAAGAGAGATGAGAGCAACACAGATTGATATCTTCTCACGATTGATGAGAGAACGTATCTTGTGGGTATCAGGAGCGGTGAACCAACGTATGTCCGATATTGTTCAAGCTCAGATGTTATTCTTGGATTCGGTTGAACAGAAAGATATTACCTTATATATCAACTCACCAGGTGGTTCTGTATTGTGTGGTCTTGGTATTGTAGATTTGATGAACTACATTAAATCAGATGTTGTTACCACAAATATTGGTATGTGTGCATCTATGGGTTCAGTGTTACTTTCATCAGGAACCAAAGGTAAACGTTCATCACTTGTATATTCAAAGGTTATGACTCACCAAGTTAGTCACGGAACAAGTGGTAACATTCAAGATACTCGTATCAACCAGATGGAAGCTGAGAAGTATAACTATATCTTATTTAAGATGTTGGCTGAGAATTGTGGTAAAACTATTGATGAGGTATTGGAATTCTCTGCACGTGACAGATGGTTTAACTCAGATGAAGCGAAAGAGTTTGGATTGATTGATGAGGTTATTAAAACCGATGGAACTAAATCAATCACCGAAATGCTTGATGGGTTTGATGACTACTACAAAAAAAGTCTTTTATTTTAATAATTTAAATTTACTACTATAAAAAAACCCATCTTTTGATGGGTTTTTTGTTAGTCTATCATATATTGTTTTAGGTTTTTAATATTATTTAATATCTTATTACCATCCAATTCACCCGATGAATTTCTAATTCCATTAGAAAATACTTTTTTGCTTTTAACAAACACCGCATTAAATCCTTCGTAAAATTGTTCTAAATCTTGTCTAACATCACCAAACAGTTTATCATTGGCAATAGTTTCATCGTGAAATGTACCATCGGACTTATATAATTGTGGTTGAGGATTTTCGTCTGTTCCTGTATCTGTTAATAGGCTCTCGAAGAGCTCGTAATTCTTAGTGATTTCCGCCTCTATTTCAGGTGTTCCATATCGTGATTCAGATGGTTGTAATTTTAATTTTAAATATTGTAATAAATTAGTCATTTTATCGACCAATTCAGTACACCTCTCTAAAATTAATGCTTTAGTATCCATCTTCTGTTGTTTCTTTTTACTACCTCCTTTAATTTCATATGTTTTTTGTAAAGCACTTCTTTCGTCTCTAATTTTATTAACATAACTTGCAACAGAAGGAACTGAAGCGTTATTTCCTTCAATTACTTTATAGGTACATCCATCTAAAGTTAACAATTTACCTTGTCTTATTTTAGGGGCTTTATTATAGATTACTGTACCATCTGATTTTGTGATTGTTACCTTTGGAATGTCTTTATGGGCTGCCGATGTTGTGGCAATCATCCAAAGATTAATTTTACCATCAGATTTTTTTAATAATTCTAATGATTGCTCTTTAGTTATTGTAAAGGTGTCTGACCTACTTCCCTCTTTATCACCAGATAGTTTTTTTATACCATAACCGTATGAAAATGTACCGTCACCATTTTTTAACTCACCATAACCAGGGTTTAAGTATTCAGCATCAAATATTGGTGGAGCTGTTGGTTTTGGTATACCTCTAGACGTGCCGGCATTATTTAAATTTGCAGTCATACCTCCCTGTGTGTTATAAAGTAGTAAATCATTTGCAAAAATGAAAAATTCAGCATTTTGACAATTATGAGACTCAACCCATACTCTAATTTTTAATTGAACCGCACATTTACCATAGTCAATAGTTGTCGTTGTTATTTTTGGTTCTTCTTTTAACTTTACAGTAATTTCTAATTGACTTGATTGTTCTTTTTGGTATTTGTTAAAATAATCTTTATAAGTTGTTTTTTCACCGGCTTTATATTTCTTGTAACATTCACCTCTTTGTTGTTCTTTGGTTGCATTTGCCGGACAAAAAGGTGTTCCTACCCAAGCGGTAACAATGGGTTTTCTTTCATACTCTATAGGAGGAACCTCAACTGTTTGTCCAATAACACCGTTAGCTTTTAAATTATCAAAATATTTTTTAATATGTGCTTCTAAGTATTGTTTTCTCAAATCACTCAACCCACCAACTTCTAAATATCCACCACCGGCTTTCCCTTCATTATCTTTATTAGGTATTGCTGATTCTTGTGATATAAATTTAACACTCACTATGGAGTTAGGGTATTTTTTAGCAAATTCAGTTACTTGAACTAATATTTCATCTAATTGATTTTGTATGATTTTACCGGATTGAGTATCTTTATTTCCTAATGTATACCATCCTGATGGGTAATAATTGTTAATTGTAGTAGTACCACCTGAATTAGGGTCAATTGCCTCAGTTAAAAGACCATACAAGTTTAGTATGTGTTTTTTATCATCTTCAGTTATTAATAATTTTTTCATGTAATATATTTTTTTATACGGGTAAAACCACGTATATTTGTATAAATATATAAAACTATGAAAATGAATAAAGTTATCTCGATGTTAGTTTTGATTATCTTGGTTTCGTCATGTACGAAACAACAAAAAACTGTGGAACTTGCTAATGGTACTACGGTTACTCAAAAACAATATGATAAAATTTTGAACAATGCGTTTAAGTCAGCTGACAAGGCGGGTAGAGATGCGGTTAAAGGTAAATTGTCAAGAAAACAAATCCGTGAGTTTAATGATGAAATTACAGCTGAAGTAGATACTTTAGGTAATTAAAAATACTCAGGTGGCGGAAGCGAGACTAATGCATTAGTCCGATGGATAGACGCTAGGGTAACCTACCCGAGTCAGAAATGACGTGAAGGTTCAAGTCCTTCTCTGAGTACAAAAAATAAAAGATATGAAAAGAATAATTGTAATATTAGGTATCGGTATGTTTTTAACTGGTTGTTCAGATAAAACCACCTCATATCAAGACACAGAGATGCTACAAACAAAGTACCCTAATAGTGTTGTGTATCCGATAAATAACGAAAGATATATAGTTATTGATTCGTTACACGCTTTAGATGTTCGTGTTAATTTATCTGGAGAGATTACATCAACTGTAAAGATAAAATAGTTAGGTATTACGTAATGTGAAAGCGTACTACAAAAAAATTTGTGGGGTAAAGTATTTCGCCTTATATTTGTGATATGAATAACGAAATAAAGTACATACCTACAAAAGACGCGATTATTGGATACAGTGATTCTAAAATCGCTCAAAGTGAAAGTAATGATTGTGTAGTTAGAGCGATTGCATCTTCGTTTGAAATGCATTACGATGAAGCTCACAAGTTCGTTGCGAAAAAATGGTTTCGTGGAAATCGTGAGGGAACAAGAAACTTCATTGGAGGTATGCGTGGTATGGTTAGTAGAGGAGTTTTGATTAATGGTAAGTCATTCTCCAACTTGGGTGACCAACACGGACATATGAAATATGATGTTAAAGTTAAAGGTCAGATTGTTAAACGTAACATGACCACAGGAACGTTCATTAAGAAATACCCAAAAGGTAGATATCTTGTTGTTGTTCGTGGACACGCCTTCTCAATCATTGATGGTGTTGTTGTTGGAAACACAGAAGATTCTAAAATGAAAAAACGAGTTATTTTGTATTCTTGGGAAGTTAAATAAGATTTTTCTTGACACGAGAGTATTTATACCTTACATTTGTCAGACAATTCAGGAACGACTGAATGTTAATTTGAAATATTATAAAGCAGGATGGAGAAGATGGTCTATCTCGTGACTCTCATAAGGTCAAGGTCGCAAGTTCGAATCTTGCTCCTGCTTCTAAAGGATAGAAGTAAGTTACACCTGTTGCAGGCAACGTAAAGTAAGAATCACAACTTAACTGGTCGTTACTTCTTATAATGGTATAATGTGGACACTATAAGCTATCTTTTTTATTTGGCCCGTTCGTATAGAAGTAAGTACACTGCCCTTTCACGGCAGAGACGGCGGAGCGTTACCGCCACGGGCTACAAATCTTTTTCATAAGATTTAATCCACTTTCGGATTGAGTTGTCAGAAACACCAAACATTTTTCCGGTCTTACTATATCCATTTGTTTTAATTAAATTAATTAATTCTTGATATGGGGGACGAGTAACTCTTCTTTGTTTAATAGACCTTTCAATTTCACCTTTTGTTAAACCACAAGATTCTCTTTCTTTCATCTGTCTTTTCTTTGGAAACTTCACTACCCCAAGTTTCATAGATTGTATTTTTGGTCTATCATTAATTATTGAGATTATTGTGTTAAATACTGAGTTAATATTTGTTTTAACTTCGTTTTCACTAACACGTAAGATAAACCAACCATCTTTTTTTAATAACTCATCTTTTTTATCGTCTCTTTCTTTTCTTTCAGGCAATAAATGTTGGGACCCATCAATTTCAACTGCGACCTTTTCATTAACAAATGCAAAATCTATAAAGAAAGGAAATACGGAATACTCCCTAACTATTGAATATTTTTTATCTAAACATAAATCATATACCTTTTCCAAAAATAGTTTTTCAGGGTAAGATAGATTCTTAGTCCTCCAAGCAGTTTGTTCAGGGTTTTCTTTCATAAACTTAATTCTCTTTTCTCTGATTTTTTGTTTTGTTTCATCAGAGTGTATAAATGATTCTGGAAATAATTTACGTGCAATCTTATTTGACTCACTTGCGGTCCTCAAATTATCTCCTAATATGTCTGTAATCGTTTGTGACCCTAAATTATATTTGTCTTTAATTCTTTTAATTGACCACAATTCATCAACATATAATTTTTTAATCTCTTCTTTTACATTATAAACATACTCACAAGTAGTTTGATGAACCACTAGTGCCCCATTACCTTTAATTTCTTTACCACAAGTTTTACATTCCATAATGCTCTTTTATTATAAATATACGAACTCTTATCAAAAGTTAGTTGTCCTAATCATTTTTTTCTTGTTTTTTTAAATATTTATAGTATCTTTGTAAAAGAATTAAGGGGAGTATCGCATAGAGGCAATTGCAAAACACTGTAAATGTTTCACCATTTTGGTTTCGTAGGTTCGAGTCCTTCTACTCCCACAAACCAACTTTAAAAAGGGCGCTTCCTGAAATATTGGCTCGCTGGGCCCGAGTTTGTTAAACCCCATCTCCAAAAGAGTGGGGTTTTTATATTAATATAATATTTATAAAGTATGAAGAAATATATTTGCAAATTAGTTCAAAAGATTACCTTTGGTAAGGTATGTCTTGGTTGGTGTGAATTATAACCGACAATCTTAAACCCCCATTCCAAAAGAGTGGGGTTTTTTATTTACAAAAAAAACAAATTACCTTATAGTTATTAATGAAACCTTGTTGATGAGGTCCACCTGTCCTGTGAGACAGTTGAGTTGGAGAAATACCAACGAAGTGGGGTTCAATAAACATAAAAAATAAAATAAGGAAAAAAATGTATTACACAAAACTCAAGAAGTTTCCGTCCGCTTATATTACGACAGGGAAACAAAGATTAAAACAAAACGGCTCAAACGTTTATCTTAACAACGGGGAAGAATTTGAGGTAGAAATCTTCAACCCAAAATCAAATTCAGTTTTAGCGAAAATAAAAATCAACGGGAATTACCTATCAGGTGGTGGTATTATTATCAAACCTGGTCAAAGGGTATTCTTGGAAAGATATTTGAACGAAGCTAAGAAGTTCAAATTTGAGGTGTATGAGGTTAACTCATCATCAAAGGAAGTCCAAGAAGCCATCCAAAACAATGGTGAGGTTGTCGTTGAATTCTATGATGAGAATGTTTATTTGACTAACCCAATTATGACGTTGGCGGGTGGTGCTAATAGTACTTGGACTAATGATAAATGGCATGGTGATATAAACACTATAACCACAGGTACGTATAGTATAAATTGGGGAGAAAATGCTAAGTATTATAACACAAACGTTAATTTAACATCTAACAGTAATACTTTTGCAGGTGACTCAAACGCTTTTTATACCAACGATTCGTATAATACGAACAGTTCACAAAACTTAAAAAAGTCATTACAAACTGACAGGTTCAAAGAGACTGGTAGAATTGAGAAAGGTTCAGATTCAAAACAAGAGTTTGAATCAGTTGATATGAATTTTAATTCATTCCCATCAAACTATTCAACATGGAAAATATTACCTTTATCGGAAAAACCATTGACCGCAACCGAAGTGAATATTACACATTGTTCAAATTGTGGAACCAAGATAAAAAAATCATCTTGGAAATTCTGTCCTCAATGTGGAAAACAAATGGTTAGAACCAAAACTGAAATTCATTATACTATGGACACTAAAGTAAGTATTGATGGTAAACATTATGTTATGTTAACATATAATGACACTTTAGATAATTTCTTAAAGAGAAATGAAAATAAACTAATTTACATAAAATCAGATTCATTGACATCCGACTCGTTGAGAGCTATTGTCATTGACTAAAAAAATATCAACAAGGTTTCTTAAAGCCCCTCCGATGTGAGGGGTTTTTTATTATTCTTGATTTGATAAGACAAGTAGTTCATCAAAGGTTTTTGAAATTTCTTCAGACAGTGTTGAGTAATCAATGTCAAATGTCTTTGGCATCTTTGTGTATACAGATTTGATATTGTATGGTTCAAGACCAATCTTGTACCAAGTTCTATTTTTTCTCATCCATCGGTAGAACAAAACGTAAGCGTTTGACTTTTGAATATACTCATCAACTGATACTACAAACTCCAAACCGTATTGTTTAATCTTTTCAACGGTTCTTTTTTCACAATCCACCTCAACTGCGATACCTGATTCAATCTCTCTATCAATTTTATTGAAATCAACATCCTCTGAACCTTCAGTCCATTTGAAAGTTTCATCTAATCCCAATGAATTATTAAATACAGGGTCATTCTCAAGGAATTGGTCCATATGTGAGGATTCGTGAATTAAGATGGGTAACCATTGATTAAGTTCCTTACCTGTTGCACAAGCAAGAAGTCGGTTATCCGAGTCAAAATATCCATTTGTTAATGTATCATTAGAAGGATACTCAACACCTATGGTGTTTGGTGTAAGTGTGTCAATATTATGTTTTGAACATTTTTCTTCCAAGTCAGAAATGAACTTATTAATCTTTGATTTTTGTTCATCTGTCAAATTGATGTTGTTTAGTTCCATAGTCATATTTTAAGCTAATATACAAAAAATTACATGTTCTAATACTTTAAAAAAAGAAAAACAATGTGATATTTATTTGGTATGAGGGATTTAATCAAAAAAATCATAAGAGAAGAAGCTGAAGTTAAAGAAATGGGACTCAGTATGAGAAAGGTAAGAGCTTCTCAGCCAAAGAACTATCTTGTCAAATCTCTTATCGATAAAGAAAAGAGTGAAGAATCAAGAAGTGAGTTAAAGAAGATGGTTAAAAAATGTAATAACCTTTACTCCGAAATTGATAGTGAACTCCGAAATATTAAATGGGAAGACATCAATTTTTATGAACCAAATAAGTTTTTTTATGTTATGTTACCAAAAAACATAACTAATAAAATGAAAGAGATGACTGAGTTGTACGAAGAATTAAATAAGAATGGTTATACAAACGGATTAAATCCTCTTAGTAAGATTGCTCAAATGGCTGCTGATTACAGGGAGTTTATAGAAACAATATGGATTTACATGTACACTGACCAGCCAAGAAATAGAACTCACTTCCCGGTAGGACTACCTAAATCATTACTTGGGTATAATCTCGGTGTTAAAATTTACAGGTCACTTCTTCATAAACTTGGATTTATACAATCAGCTGAAAATGCAACTAATGCGGTTCAGGAAGTTTTTAGAAGATTATTAGAAATGCCGGATATTAACGCAGTTGTTTACGATGATTCGGTCTTATTAATTGAAGACGGATTACCTAAAAGTAAAGTAATTGAAATTGTAACTGATAGTATCTATGAAAGATACTTAACCAAGAAAAACAGAAGAAAACTTGTTTTAAACAGAAGTATTATTGTTAGTAGTAAGTTATTAAAACTTATTGGGGAGACAAGGTTACTCAATATGATGTATGAGTTATTTTATAGTGCTAAAAAAGAAAATAGAGAACCATTTGAAAAAATTGGTTATAAGAGCCCCAAGAGTGACGAACCTGAGTAAGTATTATAAATGAAATATATAATCACAGAATCACAATTAGATAGAGTAATCTTTAAATATTTGGATAACCAGGACTTCATTCAAATTGAAAAAGACGGTTATATATATTTTTTAAATTCAGAAAATGATACGTATTCTGAAATTGTATTTGACATCACTAAACATTATTGTTTTATTTCGCCTGATTTGATTAGGGAGATATGTGATTTTTTCACTATTGATAAAACTGTATCAAAAGATAATATAGGTATTTGGGTTGAAAACACACTTGGTGTCGATATATCTGAAATTAATCCTAATATTTTGATGAAAAAGTATCCTTTTAAATTTTCTGATTAAATCTATTTATAAAGTATGAAAAAAATTATTAACTTAACTGAGAGTGATTTGGTTAGAATTATAAAAAGAGTTATTGCCGAACAAACAAAGGATGGTCCTGTTGCAATTCCTAAAAATGCTGAAATTAATATTGATAATAATATTATTCAGGACGCTAAAAAGATGGGTATTAATTTACTAAATAAAGAAACACCTAAAACTTTTTTAGAAAAGTTAAACAAAAGTAAGGTTGGTATAAATGCGTTCCATGTTAAACAAGATTATGAGTTCCCAATTTATCCAGTGTATGCTAACATAGGTGATTTTAGATTTAGTTTTGAACCATTTGACAAAGTTAATGGTCAGTATAGGTTAAAATGGACTAAAACAATTCCTTATAAAAAATAATTGACAATCTAAAGTTTATATTCTATAATTGGAATATGAAAAAATATCTTACACTTAAAAATTTGGGATGGTTGCTAACGGCAATCGTTACCTTTATGCTTGGAATGAGCGGACTAACAAAAATCACTAGTGCTGAACAACAAGTTACTAATTTCACGGCAATGAACTTACTACCTTACATGGCACTTGTTGGTGTGATGGAAGTTGCTGGTGTTATAGCTCTTTGTATCCCAAGAACATCAATCTACGGAGCGGTTATCTTGTCTTCAGTAATGTCAGGAGCAGTTGCTCTTCACGTAGCCCTTATGGGTGGTTCAGGTTTCTTGGTACCAGTAATTCTTGGTTCTATGGCTTGGGCTTCACACTGTTTGAGAACTTATACCAAGTAATCTTAAAACAAAAATTATTAAACCCTGTCGTAAATGATGGGGTTTTTTGTTTATATTTGTATTTATAAATTATATGACAAAGAAAGAACAAATATTGAGTAGTTTTTTAAAGGCTAAACTGAACATCCCAAAAGATGTTAAATATGAGTTTGTTGATTTGGATGGTAGACGAGCATTGAAGGTTTATACTGATGTTGCCAAAACTGATAAAAACAGTGGACAATACGATGAAGAATACACCAAGTTTTTTAGACCCTCAAGAAAAAAATTAACTGGAATTCCGTTGTTTACATATGATTGGTCAAAAAAGTTTGAAGGTGTGTTTACTGAGTTTTTTAATTCAACAGGATTACCAAAAGAATATTATAAAGTTTTTGATGAATTCATTAATTATGATTACATATCAGATATCAATGATAAAATTGAAGAAGCAATTAAGAGAACAAACTATCCCAATACAGAATTAAGTTGGGATAGAAGTACCAATCCTGAAATAACAATTACATTTACTAATTTAACAAAGGAACAATTTGCCGATTGGAAAGATTTTAAGATTGAGTTAGAAAATGAACTTAGAGGTTCCGTTGATTTAGATGAGTATAATCTTTCCTTTAGACAACCAAGATAATTTGATTATCTAAAAGTTTCACCTTATATTTGTTAATGAAATTATTACTGGCAATGTTAATCGGGTCACTCGCTCAAGTACTAACTTTCTTACAACTACAGGGGAGATGGAAGTTTGAGTGGATGAAAAACCATCAGTGGTTGGTTGTGTTGATGGGTATCCCGATTTCAATATTGTTTATGACATCAGTTGGTTTAATGGTTCAACATTTTGACGGTCAGTTGTGGCCATCAAGATTGATAGGGTTTGTTATTGGTACGATAATGTTTACAATTATGTCTGTCTCATTATTTGGTGAACCGATAACGATTAAAACTGGTGTATGTTTGTTATTGAGTTTGATGATACTGATGGTTCAGTTGTTTTGGAAATGACCCTCTAATTTATTTAGGGGGTTTTTTGGTTTTATTAATATTTATCATTATATTCGTATTATGAAAAATCCATTTGAAGGTTTAACGGAGGAACAGATTAAGAAACTGATGTTTACTACTGACTTATCTTTATACGAAAGGAATAAAGAATTATTTGAGAAAAATGTCCGTATCAAACAAACTGAAAATAAGAAACCTACTACGTGAGGCGGTAGGTGTTCCTTCTGATATTGAAATGATGACTTCGGTATTCACTGAGGTCGTTAAAAAACTGCTCTATTCTTTTAAGTCTGCCAACGAACCTTTAGACGAGGTTGAGATTGATGTTAAAACCGTTGGTGAAAGTGTTATGCGTTCTGGTGTAATAACTATTGGTGGGGAGAAGTCTTGGAATATGGTTAAGCAATCACAAAGCTTTGATGAAAATGAGTGGAAAAAATTCCCTATGTATAAAAATCCTATTGGTATTAGGTTTGAAATATTTGAAGAGGATGTTTTACCGGCGGTTTATAAAAGTAATCTTAATATTGATGCTTCACATAGTTTTGAGGCTAAGGATTTCAAGAGTGAAGATGTCTTTGATGTTAGTACGTTAGACTTCCATATCAGAATGGATGAAGAAACGTGGGATAATTTGGAATTGTTATCACCAAAGTTGGATTCGGTTATTTCACATGAGTTGTTACATGCTTATCAGTTGTATAAAAGATATGTTAATAAGGGTCAGGTAGGATTTGGTAAGGGACAGACAACTAATGTTTTGGTTAATGCTATTAACAATCAGTTTTTACCTGAGTGGAATAATTTTTTACATTTAATTTATGTGAGTTTAAAGTTTGAGCAAGATGCTCGTATTCCACAGGTTTCACAAATCTTAAGACGGACTAAGATAGATAGTTACGAAGATTTCATTGGTGCTTTAAAGGGTACACAGATTTTTGGTGAGATTGAGGAATTAAGAAATTTCTCGGCGGAAGAATTACTTAACTCGTTTGGTAAGATTAACAGTATCCAAGATATGATAGTTAAACAGACATCGGTTGAGAAGGCTTATGAATGGATTTTTGAATGGAATGATATTTTACAAAAGATTACAAACCATTTAATAACAACTGGTGTTAGTGCTTCAAAGATTGATGCCGTACCATTGGCCGTTAGAAAAGACCCAAAGAAGTTTTTTGAATACTTTGAGAAGAGATTCAAATTCACGGCAAACAATATGTTAAAAAGGGTTTCAAAACTTTATTCTTTAAGATGAAAATCCAATTAAGTGCTCATCAATATCAGAAACTTCAGAACATGATTTATAATGTTATTGAGGATATTATGCCTGAATATGTTAATGTTGAATTTATTGATGGTTTTGATGACTATGATGATTTGAATGAGGTACCTGATATAAATCAAATTGATTCGGTATCGTTTTATGATGCGGAAAGTTACGAGATGCTTTTTAAGATACGTATAAGAAATCCTTATAGGGGTGGAGATGTTCCTATGATAGTTGTTGAGTATTTTATTCAAGAAAAACTTGATGGTTTATTTGGTGAGGGTAGATGGCATGAACAGTTAATCAAATGGATTGAATATAATCACCCTGAGGTTACCACTTTATATGACAAAATTAAATCTGTTGTATAATACTTATTAGTATGGCTGAGATATACAACAGTATTGTTCCAAACAAAATCAAAATAGATTATACCTCAAACGGTAATAAAAATAATCTTAATTACGATTCCAATTATTTAAATATTAATACTTGGTATTTTGGTATTGATGTTAATCGTCCTTATTATCCTTCTTCAGGTACTGGATGGTATCAGGGTATTGATAATCGTAGTATAGATGATTTGGTGTATACTATATATTATACTGGGAGTACAATAGGTAATACTGGGAACGCTAACGACAAATACAGGTGTGTTCAATTTGATGACCAGCAAGGTGTTATTGATTTTGTTAACAAATTTACAGCAACAACAACTATTGAAGCAGCGTTTAATTGGTTTAAGGAGGATGGTTCAGGTAATTCTGGTGGTGAAAAAGGTAAGAATGTTTGTGTTAATATGAATTATCCAAACATACCAACAAGTGGTTTGACATTTGCTTTGGATGCTGGACATGTGGCTTCTTATCCTTGGATAGGTTCAACATGGTATGATTTTAGACGCTCAGCTATGAGCGGATTTTCTGGAACTTCTTCAGTAATTGCTAGATTTGATAATGGTAGTTTACTTTATGATTTTAACAGTACAGGTCAATACTTTATTGACCCGAACACTCCACGAAGACAACTTGGGAATACTTTTACTTTGATGTTTTGGGCTTTCCCTTCATATGTTAACGAAGGTGATACACCAACTCTTTTCTCATGTACTCCAACTTTTAGTCAAAGGGTTGGTTTTTACAATACAGGTGGTTTCATCTATTTTTATTATAATATTACTGACACAACAAATTCTACACAATCAAGAATTGGTGTTAACGCTTTAGATGACAGAAGTTGGCATCTTTATACATACGTTTTCGCCCCTGACGATTCCGCTGGTAAATCTAATATAAGTTTTTATGTTGATGGTGTATTGAATGAAACTAACCAAGAGGACTTTGAACCTTCTAATTGGAATCCAAACATTGAACCATTCACTTTAGGTAATTTGGTGATACCAAGTAACAGACAACAATACCGTGGTGGTTTACAAGTATTTCTGGCGTACAATAGGGTATTATCCAACAAAGAGATTGCTGACATATACCAAAATTATTACGACACAAGAAGTCTTTTCGCGTGACAATTTGTCATACTTTTTTCTTTGGCACATTGTTTAATAATGGGGGTCGGACTTGACTCCATAAAAAATAATCAATATTATTAAACAAAATTAAATTAAACTATGGGAAAAATTATAGGTATTGACCTTGGAACAACTAACTCATGTGTTGCCGTAATGGAAGGTAACGAACCAGTTGTAATTACAAACAGTGAAGGAAAAAGAACCACCCCTTCAATTGTGGGTTTCTTAAATGGTGGTGAAAGAAAGGTTGGTGACCCTGCTAAACGTCAGGCGGTTACTAATCCTGATAAGACTATCTCATCTATCAAACGTTTCATGGGAACAAGTTTTGATGAAAGTAAGGGTGAGGTTAAACGTGTTCCTTATAAAGTAGTTAAGGGTGATGGTGGAACTCCTCGTGTTGAGATTGAGGATAGAAAATATTCACCACAAGAAATTTCGGCAATGGTTCTCCAAAAGATGAAACAAACTGCTGAGGACTATTTGGGTTCAGAGGTAACTGAGGCAGTTATCACGGTACCAGCATACTTCAACGATGCTCAACGTCAAGCTACGAAAGAAGCTGGAGAGATTGCAGGTTTGAAAGTAATGAGAATTGTTAATGAACCAACTGCGGCGGCACTTGCTTACGGATTGGACAAACAATCTAAAGATATGAAGATTGTTGTGTTTGACTGTGGTGGTGGAACACATGACGTATCTGTCTTGGAACTTGGTGATGGTGTTTTTGAAGTATTGTCTACTGATGGTGATACACACCTTGGTGGTGATGACTTTGACCAAGCAATCATTGACTGGTTGGTTACAGAGTTCAAAGATGAAAACGGAATTGACTTGACCAAAGATGCTATGGCTCTTCAACGTCTTCGTGAAGGAGCTGAGAAGGCGAAGATTGAATTATCTTCTTCACCATCTACGGAGATTAACTTACCATATATTATGCCTGTTGATGGTATACCGAAACACTTGGTAAGAACTTTAACTAAGGCTAAGTTTGAACAACTTGTTGATAGTTTGGTTGAAAGAACTATTGCTCCTTGTAAGTCGGCATTGAAGAACGCAGGAATTAAGACAAGTGATATTGACGAAATCATTTTGGTTGGAGGAACAACACGTATTCCGGCAATTCAGGAAGCAGTTAAGAAGTTCTTCGGTAAGGAACCATCAAAGGGTGTTAACCCTGATGAGGTTGTTGCTCTTGGAGCAGCAATTCAGGCAGGTGTATTAGCAGGTGATGTTAAAGATGTATTGTTATTAGATGTAACACCACTATCACTTGGTATTGAAACTATGGGTGGAGTATTCACAAAGTTAATTGAAGCGAACACTACTATCCCGACCAAGAAGTCACAGGTATTCTCAACTGCAGTTGATAACCAACCAACCGTTGAAATCCATGTATTACAAGGTGAGAGAGCAATGGCGAAAGACAACCGAAGTATTGGACGTTTCCACCTGGATGGTATCCCACCGGCACAAAGAGGTATTCCACAGGTTGAGGTAACGTTTGATATTGATGCTAATGGTATTATCAATGTATCGGCTCTTGACAAAGGAACTAACAAACAACAAAATATCCGTATTGAATCATCATCAGGACTTTCGAAAGAAGAGATTGAAACGATGAAGAAGGAAGCGGAGATGAACGCTGAATCAGATAAGAAAGCAAAAGAAGATGCTGAGGTTATCAACCAAGCTGACACAACAATCTTCCAAGTGGAAAAGTCTTTGAAAGATATTGAAGACAAGATTACGGAAGAACAAAAGTCAGAGGTAACTGTAGCTCTTGAAGAATTAAAGTCGGCTCATTCGTCAAAAGATATTGAGAAGATTAAGGAAGGTATTGATAACATCAACAAGGTGTTCCAAGAGATTACTGTAAATCTTTATAGTCAAACTTCTGAAATGAACAACATGAACGAAATGGAGAATAACGATTCTGAAGTATCTGATGTAGATTTTGAAGAAGTTGGTAAGTAGTTCACAACCAACTAATGTTTAAACCCCTCTAATTTGAGGGGTTTTTTTATTTAATAAAGGTATTTATGAAATATGACTAAAAAAACAAAAATCTATTTACTTTGTTCTATTTTAATAATGTCTGTATTCTTTTTGGTTAAAACATCGGTTTTACTTGAAATACAGGAATCAACAAGAGTTACACGTGGTATTGAATACATTTGTTTTATTTTGTTAATTCCTATATCAATATTAATGATTAAAGACTTTATCAAATCTAATAAAAATTCAATATCTAAAGAATCTGTAGATAAGTTAATTAAAATAGAAAATGAACTTACTAATAGAATGACCGCTATCAATAAATCTAATGCGGTAATTGAATTTGATTTAGAAGGTAATATTATTTTTGCCAATGATTTGTTTATAAAAACTATGGGATATCCATCACAGGATGAAATAGTTGGAAAACATCACAGAATTTTTGTGGAAGATGATTATGAGAAAAGTGAGGATTATTGTCTTTTTTGGGAAAAATTAAGAAGTGGTGTATTATTTTCAGGGGAAATTGTTAGAGTTAAAAAAGATGGGTCTTTAGTTTATTTACAAGCGACCTACAATCCTATTTTTGATACTGATGGTAAGATTTATCGTGTTATGAAAATCGCTATTGATATCACGAATTCTTACGAACAGAAGAAAGAGATTGAAAGAAAGAATACATACTTGGAACATGCTGCTAAGATATTGAGACACGATATGCATTCAGGTATTAATACCTATATACCAAGAGGTGTTAACTCGTTGGAGAGAAGATTAACTCAAGAAGATATTGTTAAACTTAAAATTGAGGCACCACTTAAAATGATTAAGGAAGGACTTAAGCATTCACAGAAAGTTTATAAAGGTGTTTATGAATTTACCAATCTGGTAAAGAAAGATGTTGTTCTTAATAAAACTGAATTTAACATCAAGGACATTCTCAAGGACTATTTGTCCTCGACGGCATACATTAGTCAGGTTATGTTGGATGATAACCTACCAACGATTGAATTGAATGAACCATTGTTCTGTACTGCAGTTGATAATCTAATTAGGAATGGTTTAAAGTATAACGACTCTGAAACAAAGTTTGTTAAGATATACTCTGAAGGTGATATGATATTCATACAGGATAATGGTAGAGGTATTACCCAAGAAGATTTTAATTATTTATCAAAACCATACACCAGAAAAGAAGGTCAAAAAGAATCGGGTACTGGTTTAGGATTGAATATCTGTGTTGCCATTTTAGAAGAACACGGATTTAAAATAACCTGTGAAAAAAATGAAACAGGAACTAAAATGAAAATCAAATTTAAATGAAAACATTACTAACTTTTATTTTCTTAACAATTTCTTTGTTTGGGTTTAGTCAAATTAAATACCCAATTCAAACAATCTATAGAGGTGACTCTGTTGTTATCCTATCTGTTAAACAATCTGTTGATATTAATAAAGCAATTGAAACACAAAGAAGGATTATTAGAGAACAAGGTAAAAAAATCACATCCTTAAATAATAAGATAGATAGTTTAAATAACATTGTTGAAAATATACCTAACATGTTAGATAGTATCAAATATGTAGCAGATACGACATATAAATGGGCTGATGAATTGAACATGACTCTTTGGGAATACGCTACAAATGGAGCGTTCATATACACTATACCCCCATACAACAAGTTATATTTTGTGAATTTAGATGATTACAATCTTTACACTCATGAATACGGAAAAATTCTTGTTTTTGAAAAAATGACTAAAAGTGAGTATGAAGAATATAAAAAATTCAGAGAAGAGTTTGATATGCAGTTCGCACCAGCAACAAATTATTTTCACAATTTAAAGTTTCTTGATTTTAATGGTATAACTCGAAGATATGAATCATGGATTTGGAAAAATAAAAGTTTATTAAAAGAAGAATTAAAAAAGTAATGAAAAAGATAATATTATTGATTTTAGTAACACTCGTATCGACAGGTTTACACTCACAAAATTTGAATTACAACGATACATTAGTTGACGGAATTGACGTTTCATGGTCTAACGATAATTTACAGATTGATGGTGATACTAGTCAAGTTGCGGCTATGGATATACAAGAAATCGTTACAACTTGGATTCCACCTGAACCTGAACCAGTTGATGAAACTAAATTGTCTGAAAGTGATTTAGCAAGTATTGCTGAAGACTTACAGTTTTTAACTGACTTACCAAAATCGTATACTGATTTACCTAAAGAAGATTTAAAAAATGTATTAGTTCAAATTGATAACAAGATTAATAAACTTACCGCAGAACGAGATTTATTATTAGCTCAAGCTATAAGAAATGAAGAACTTATAAAATCAAAAGAAAATACCATTACTTCGTTAAGTAAAGAAAAGAATATCATCGGTTTGACTTTGGAGACTGATGACTTAATGGATGAGAATGGAAATTTGATGACTGAAAAAACTGATTTGGAAAAACAAAGAGAGACCTTGAAGAAATACCTTTATGGTGCTTTAGGTGTTGTTATACTGTTTGTTTTAATATTGGCGGTTGTCTTACAAAGAAAGAGAATACAAGTACAGGATGTTGAGATTGAACAACAGATTAGTGATATTGCTAAGAAGAATAGTTACTTGGAACACGCAGCAAGAATCATCAGACATGACATGCACTCAGGTATTAATACATACATGCCAAGAGGTATTACATCATTAGAAAAAAGATTAACCGTTGAGGACATCCAAAGATTGAAGATTGAAGGAGCACTTAAGATGGTTAAAGAAGGATTAAACCACACTCAAAAAGTTTATAAGAGTGTTTATGAGTTTACCAATCTTGTTAAACAAAATGTTGTGTTAAATAAATCTGTGGTTAACGCTAAAGATTTGATTTGGAAATACATTTCACCAAATTCATATAGTTCACAGGTTGAGATATCTGACTTGGGTGATATGGAAGTGAATGAGACTTTATTCTGTAATGCGGTTGAGAACTTAATTAAGAATGGTTTATCATATAACGATAGTGAAGTTAAAAAAGTTAAGATATATAACGAAGAAGAATATTTAATAGTTGAGGACAATGGTAAAGGATTCTCACAAAAACAACTTGAAAAACATTTAACAAAGTATTCAAAGAAGGCTGATGTCACTGGTGAAGAGAAGGGTCTTGGGTTGAATATATGTGTTGCGATATTAGAAGAACATGGTTTTAAATTGAGTTGTGAAAAAATTGAAGGTGGAACCAAAATGAAAATAAAAATAAAATAAAGAGAAAGAAAAAAATGATTGATTCAATTTTGTTAGTGGATGACGAGGATTTGTTCCACTTGGTATTTGAGGACTCTTGTTCATTACTTGACATTACATTGTCATTAAGAAGTTTGAACAGTTCGGATGAAGCTGCTAAATTATTTGCTGGATGGCAAAAAGATACATCACAAAAACCTGAATGTGTGTTTGTGGATTTAAACATTATAGGTTCATCCTTTGATGGTATTGAACTTATCCGTAAGATTAACTTTGAATATGGTAACCATGTAGTTATCGGTATCATATCTTCAAGTAACGAACCTGAAGAACAGGCTAAGGCAGTTCAGGCTGGTGCTCAGTTTTGGATTATCAAGTCGGATGACATTGAACCAAGACTTGAAGAGTTTAAGAAAGACTACGACGGATATAAGAACAGAACAAACCCTTTCAAAGTTTATAAATGATTGTTTTAGATAAAAATACAAAGAAGATATTAATGGAGACCTTTAAGACCAAGAACATTGGTCTTGAGGGTAACATTACTAAATTAATAGATGCTGAAGATGACCAAGAGTTTAAAGAGTATCTTAAAACTTGTATTGAAAAGGATACTACAACCAGACGTAAACGTTTAGAGATGACCAAACAGGTTCAGATTCAGAACAAAGACTTGACTGAACTTAACGAAGAAAATCAAAGAATGATGGAGGAACTCCAAAATACTTTAACAAGTATGGAAGACCAAAACAATCAGATTGAAAGTCAAAACTCTGAACTTCTTGAATGGAAAATGGAGAACGAAAAGATTGGTGCCGAACTTGTTGAGGCAATGAAACAATCTGAACAAGCAAGAATAACTGCTGAAAACGCTAAGAACGAAGCTGAAAACAATTTGGATTTAATACAGAAGAAAACTCAATTTGAGTTGATTAATAATATTGTTAGAGTTGCACTTTATGTAATCATAGGTGTTGGATTTATTACGACTGGTATATATGTTTATTCTATGTCAATAGGAATGGATACAGACATCATTGGCTCCACTTGGAGTAATATGTTTGGTATCCTGTTAACAAATAGTTTCAGTATCGTGGGAACAATACTTGGGGTAAAGTATGGGGCAAGTCCTAACAAAGATAAATAAATAAAAAAATAAAAAAATGAGTAGATTTAAAAGAATGTTATTCGGTGAAACTCCGTATGTAAAGGTTGAAGATAAAAATCGTTTTTATTACATGCTTCAACAAATGCAGGCAAACAGATGGAAAATAACAATGATTGTATTGTTTTTATTCTTCTTTATCATTGCTGGTATAAACTCCGCAATATTTTTCGGTGTGTCCATTGAAGAAAGTTGGAAAGAAATGTTATTGATATTATTTGGAGCATTCGTTGGTAATCTTAACAAGGTTGTTGATTACTGGTTTAACTCTGAAGACAGAGACAAGATGTTAATTCAAAAGGTTGACGAGGAAGATGGAACATCACTATCAAGTGCTGTGGAATACCCAACAACTCCAAGACCACCACAACCACCAGTTGTTGTAGTTACACAAGTTAAAGAAGAAACTCCTGTGGTTGTTGAAGAACCAGTTGTATATACTGAACCTGAAGTATATGAGGAACCAATCGTTGAGGAATACCCAACAGAGGAACCGACACAAGAAGGTGAAGAAAACATTTAATAAAAAAAACCATCTGAGAGGGTGGTTTTTTTTTTGTGATATATTTATAGTAAAATATTAATATGAAAAAAGTTATAAGACTAACTGAATCTGATTTGGTTAGAATAGTTAAAAGGGTTATTAGTGAACAAGAAGTATCAGAAGATAACTTCATTGACGATTTAATGAATAATAATTCATTGATTTCACAAGGTGTTAAAGGTGTTAAAGGGTTATTTGGTAAATCTGAAAAAGATGAAATGAAAAAAGATGAAAAACCTTATACTATTACAAAAGAAATTCAAAACGACTCATTTGATTATCTGAACTCATTAAATTTTGATAAAGTTGAAAAGTATGGTAGAATATTCTATTATGAAAATGGTGAAAAAAGTCCTACAATTATTTTTGACCCAACTGACCAATTCGGATGTAATGTATACACTAAACCCAAATTAGCTCAGGAACTATCTAAAAAATATGATTTAATTCTACCAAAAGGTTTAAGTGATAATATAAGATATAAAGGTAGTTATGATGCTGGATACCGATTAGTAAGTTTTTGGATTAAGAATACTGAAGATTCACAATGTAAAGTAATTGTTCCAAACGCATTAGATAGTTTAGAAGAAAAAATACTTTCATCCCCAACGGGATATACGAAAAGAGCGGTTGGTATGGGAGGTGCTGGCCAATTAGCAAAACGACCTATACCAAACTAATGGTTTTTTAATCTATTAAACCCCACTTGAAAAGGTGGGGTTTTTGTTTAACGGGATATTTATAAATAAAAAACCAAAAAATTATGAAAAAAATTATTTTAAGTATTATTATGTCAACTATGTTATTTAGTTGTAATACAAGTACAAAAACTGAAAATGCTGAAGACATTAAATCTGATAAAATTGTTAAGATACATGATGGGTCTTTTGCTTTTTGTGGTGCATCGGGAGCGATTCCAACCGGACGAAAGATTGTTGTTCAAGGTGTAGAATATGATGAGGGTTGTGCAATATGTCCTGTATTATCAGGGCCATCAATCTCCAATTTGGCGATGGAAGGTTTTAGTGAAACCTACGGAAAGTTTAATGTTAATGAATACTTCCAAAGTCCTGACGGAACCAATAATACTGTTTGGTCGTTATTTTGGTATTATGATTCAACTACGACTATTCCTCAATTTAACCCTTCAACTAAAGAATGGGAAATGATGACACCTGTGAATAGAGCTTTTGTTGTAAATACAGATGAACCAAGTACAAGTGAAAGTAATATGTTCGCAATGCCAGGTATTATCTTTGATACAACATCTACAGGTATTGTGTTGGCGAAAGTATATGGTCCACTTAACGAGGCGGCGGTTCCATTACGTAAAGCAATTCCTGTTAAAACAGGTATGACATCAATCACGGCAGCTAAGATTGGATTTCCTTATCCTGTGGGAACACCTGTACCTATTATTGAGTATAGTAAAGAACTTCAAAAAAAGTAAAAACAAATAAATATTGTTGAAAACCCCACTTGAAAAGGTGGGGTTTTTGTTTTACATTTGTATCAGTTACAAGAGTTCTTTGAAATAAATAAAGAGATAATATTATGGAAACAACTTATTTTGTTTTAGGTATGCTCTCGGTTGTTGCTCTAATTTTCATTGGGGTAATTGCTTGGGGTATGTTTAAGATTAGTAAACAACAAACAGAAATTGGAAATCTGAAAGAAGATATCCAAGGATTAGTGAGAACAATCTCACAAGAAATAGAAGATACGACTCGTCGTATTGATTATGAAAGACAAAACATTCAATCTGAGGTTAGAGGATATAGCGACAGATTGGAAAGACAAATTACAGATATTTGGAGAGGTATAGATACCAGAATTATGGATTCTGTTAACGAGTCCAACTCATACACTGATAAACGTATTGATAAAATGATTGATACGTATTTTGATGTTAAAAAAAATAAAGACCTTTTAAAAGGATAAAATAAACATAAAGAACTCTTGTAACTTTTTAAAAAAATATATTATGAAAACTTTCAAAAAAATAATAGGAATACTTCCCTTAATCGTTGCTCTTTACCTTTTTGTGGTATTGTTGATTTCAGCATTTACAGGAACTAAAATTGAAGAATATGTTGATGTTAAGTGGTGGGGACTGTTCCTTTTAGTTGACCTTTGGGCTGAACAAAAAAATAAGAAGTTATATGAGGGTGAATAGAAAAAACGCATTATCTTTGTGGTATGATTTTAAAGATTGAACAAGACATAAAAGGGGTATTCCCAAACATTTGGATATGTTCTGACCCGCACTACAACCACAAGAACATTTGTAGAGGAACGACTAATTGGAGAACAACAGATAACGAAATCCCTGTTGACCAAACTCGTGACTTTGACACACTTGAACGAATGAACCAATCTATCGTTGATGGTATCAATTGGAACGTTGGACAGGATGATGTATTGGTTTGTCTTGGTGACTGGTCCTTTGGTGGGTTTGAGTTCATTAAACAATTCAGAGATAGAATTGTGTGTAAGAATGTTCACCTTGTATTAGGTAACCATGACCAACACGTTGAAAGAAACAAAGGGGACATACAATCAATCTTCAGTTCAGTATCCGAATACCTACGAATTGTTGTTATGGAACCTGTGAAGAAAGGTGTGACTAATCGTCACGAGTTCGTATGTATGCACTACCCAATCCAAAGTTGGGACGGGATGAATAAAGGTATTCCTCACCTTCACGGACACGTTCACTTACCAAACAATAAAAAGTTCGGTAATGGAAAGAAAATGGACGTTGGATTTGACGGACACCCTGAGTTCCGACCATACAACTTGTTGAGAGAAGTATTACCTTTGATGAAAAATCGTGAGCAGTTGTCAGATATGCCAAATGACCACCACCTTGAAAGATTATTAAACGCTGATAAATAAAAATACATGAAAATCTACCTAGATGATATCCGAACTCCTGTTGAAAAGGACTGGCAGGTTGTTAGAACTTTTTATGAACTATCTGACTTGGTTCAGAAGGTTGGATTGAATGCTATTGATGTTATATCATTAGACCACGACTTGGGTGATAGTGCTATGACTGAGTATCACACAAATGTTTCACCTAACTATAAATTGAGTTATGAAAACATTGATGAGAAGACTGGCTACGATGCTGCGAAGTTCTTGGTTGATGAGTTCTATAAACTAAACCCTGAAAGATTGGAGATGGGTTATTCCAACCGAAAGAGAGAACCAATTAAGTTCCCTGATGTTTATACTCACTCAGCTAATCCTATTGGTAGTGCTAACATCATGGGTTATATCAATAACTTCTTGATGAATGAGGGTAAACCACAAAATTGTATTAGAGTTCAAATACCACATACCGTATGACACTAACAAGTAGAATAGAATTAACTATCAATCTTACGATTGACCAACGTTTAGATATCATTAAAAAGATTGACCAACACTTTGACATCTTGGATTTTGGAATTGGCCCAATACCTGATGATGTTGATGAACAGGACGAGAACATCCATCGTAGGATTGATAGTTTCTACCCAGGACTTCCAAGAACTACAAAAGTATATTATACAATTAATTAATATGGGACACGCAATCGTTATTATATTTTCTTGGGTATTTTTGATTAGTATTGGTGCCCTTTTAGTGGTAATTTTAGGAACTTATTTGGCGGACACGTTTAAAGGTAGTAAATTTGACAAATGGTGGAGACGCCATATTATTGATGATATACCTGAAGAATTAGAAGATTAAAATATGAAAACATTATATATCGTAAGAGGAATACCAGGAAGTGGTAAAAGCACATTTGCACAATCATTGGATTGTCCTGTATTTGAGGCTGACCAATATTTTATTGACTCTGAAACAGGTGAATACAAATTTGACGGGTCAAAAATAAAACTGGCTCATAACTGGTGTAAATTACGTGTTGAGCAAAGTATGGAAGATAGTTCCCAAAAGATTGCTGTTTCAAACACATTTACTCAAGAATGGGAAATGGACGCTTACTATGAGTTAGCCAAACAATACGGATACAGAGTTTTTTCACTTATAGTGGAGAACAGACACGAAGGTGTAAATGAACATGGTGTACCTGAAGACAAGTTAGAATTAATGAAAAACCGTTTTGAAGTAAAACTTTAACAAACAATGATTGATAATATTGAATTAATAAAACCATTATTGAACTTTGAAAACGAGGGTGACTTCTATATGCTCTACGTATTCAAACGAAAGAAGGACCAACCTGAAGGTGAGAGAGACAATCACCAATCAGTTCGGACTATCAAAACTTATTGTGTTGAAAGTATTGAATACTTGGAGAAACGATACGATGAGATTAAACAACTCTGTGAGATGTTTAAAGCTCGGGCATATATCCACGTTCAAAAACAAAACCATAAGGATGTATCTTTGGAAATGATGATTGGACTAGCTGAAAAGATTAAGAACGGACAACATAACCAAAAACATTTGTTTGACTCAGTTGTCGGACAGATTAAAACTCATGAGAGTAGATGGATTGTAGATTTGGATACTCAAGATGAAGGTGAAGTGGTTAGAATAACTAAAGTCATCAATATTATCAGACCTGAGGGAGATAAGATTAAATGTATCATTCCAACCAAAAATGGTTATCATTTCATTACCGATAGATTTGATGCTATGGCGTTTAAAAATGTATTTCCTGACGTTGATATTCAAAAGAAAAATCCAACTTTATTATTCTTACCTAATTCATTATGTTAATTTCATTTATCATTATTTTCATCCATTGGATTGCCGACTTTGTATTACAAACTGACTGGCAAGCCCAAAACAAAAGTAAGAACAACTTTGCTTTATTAAGTCACACATCAAATTATTCAATGGTGTGGTTGTTACCTATGTGTTTTGTCTTTGGTATGATGAAAGAAGGTGCAACAACTGAATGGATTGTTTGGTCTACTTTATATTTTAGTGTAATTACTTTTGTTGTTCACACTATTACCGATTACTTTACTAGTCGTCTGAATAGTAAGTTGTGGGCGGCAGGTAAAGTTCATTACTTCTTTGTCAGTGTTGGTTTTGACCAAGTGTTACATTATGGTCAGTTATTTTTAACGTATCATTATTTGTTTAATCGTTAATTGTTTTGTATCTTTGTTAAATGAACGAAGTACTAAACAAATATTTTGAGGAAGGGTTGGTGTATAAACAAGTACACCCAACTCTTCCTTTGACTATATGGAACTACACTGAAAAGGTTCAGTACGAAGGTTTATGGGATGATGTAACTTTACAAACTCGTGGGTTAGTTACCGACGACAAAGGTAATGTTGTTGCTCGTCCATTTAGAAAGTTCTTCAACATAGAAGAGGAAAGACACACCCCAACTTCTGAGTTTGATGTATACGAAAAGATGGATGGTTCACTTGGTATATTGTTCAACTATGAAGGACAATGGGTGATAGCAACTCGTGGTTCATTTGCTTCTGACCAATCATTAAAAGGTTTCTTCATGCTACAAAAGTATGACTTTAAGAAACTTCACAAAGATTACACTTACCTGTTTGAAATAATATATGATGATAACCGTATAGTTGTTAAGTATGACTATGAGGACTTGGTATTACTTGGTATGATAAATACTGAAACTGGGTATGAGGTTGATTTGTATGGTGAGGGAGTTGATGTTAGATTAAAGAACATGGTTAACAATCTTGGCTTCAAAGTTGTTAAAAAATACGATGGAATTCGGGATTATACCGAATTGAAGGGTAAAGTTGAACAAAACGCTGAAGGATTTGTTGTTCGTTTTACTAACGGAGATAGAATGAAAGTTAAGGGTGTGGAGTATCTTCGTCTTCATAAACTTATGACTAATGTATCTACCACTTCTGTTTGGGAAATGTTGAGTGAGGACAAAGATGTGTTGGAGATATTGAAGGATGTCCCTGACGAATTCTATAAGAAGATAAAGATGTATGTTCAGGAGTTAAGGTATAACCACTATCAGTTTGGAGAACGTGCTGGTAAGATATATCAGTATTTCAGATATGGTAAATATGGGGACAGAGACCCTGAACCATCAAAGAAAGAGTTTGCTTTACACTTACAAGAATGTGATACTCACCCAAAGATAAAGGCATTATGCTTTATGATGTGGGATGGAAAGAGTACTGATAAAGCAATATGGAATTATTTAAAACCCGAATATAAAAAACTATAAATTCAAAGGGGAGTATTCTAAATACGTAGAAATACGTATGGGGAAATTATAAAAATGTTAATATATTTGTAAAAGATATAAAAACTAAAAGTTATGAGTAAAAGAAAAGATAAAAAACAACGAGTAAAACAAAGATGGGAATCAATCCGAACAGAGATTGAGAATCTATTCCTTTCACTTAGTTTTGAACCATTTACAGAATGGAAGGATGTAATTGAGAATGAAATCATAAAAACCATTAAGAAGTATAATGTTTACTCTTGGTGTGGTAAAGAATGGAAAGTACTCACATCAATTCAGCCAGTCGATAATGAGTATACTTTTGACGTTAGAACAGTTAAAGGTAATTGGAGAATAATGAAAATTATCATTGGGGCCAAAGCAGTGGAAAATTAAAAATAAAAGTTATGAAAAACGTACATTTGTTACCAACAGACAAACCAAGCAGGTTATATAACAATAATGGTCAATTGCATTTAGATAGTGTTTCAACAACTTCTAATGGACATACGATTAACCAAAACATCTACATCACTAATGATGAGGAGATTAAATTTGATGATTATTATTTAGGTGAAGATAATAATCTTTATTGTTTAGTATCTAAAGTTAATTCTAATGGTAAAAAAATCATTTTAACAACAGACCAAGAATTAATAAATGAGGGTGTTCAACCTATAGATGATGAGTTCTTAGAATGGTTTGTTACGAATCCAACTTGTGAGGAAGTTTTTATTACTTATGAGTACGAGCAATTCAACCAAAACAATCCAATATTAAAAGGTAGTACCAATGTATTACGAAAGTATAAAATCATCATTCTACAAGAAGAATTTAACGAAGAAACGATTATTACTGCGGCACAATCTTATGCTGTAAATCAAACGAATAGAACTTCTCATTATATGGGGTTTATTCAAGGTGCTAAATGGATGGAAAGACAACTGAAAAATAAAACTAAATAAAACTATGAAAAAAATTTTAACATCCCCTTGGACATTGTTCTTCGTGTTCGTCGCAACAGTAATGTCGTTAATTGTAATTGCGTCTTATGATAAACAAAATGGTTATCATTATACTGAGGCTCATTATGTTATAAAGGTTGAAAGACACCGACCACAGAATGTTCATGAAGAGATGAACTTGTATTATGATATCACACTTGAAAATGGTGTGGAGATGAAGTCGTTAAGACAGGTATCTGTTGGTGATACTATCTATTTTGATATGTATAAAGTTGGAAAGTAAGTAATTTATTCGTATATTTGTTAAATGTTGAAAGTAACCCTAATATCAGACACGCACACCAAAGAACGTAACGTTCTTGTGAATGGTGGTGATTTGATTTTACATAGCGGTGATGTTATGAACTCAGGTTACAATTGGGAAGATTTGTATGACTTCTTAAAATGGTTCAGTGAACTACCATATAAGATGAAGGTATTCATTCCTGGTAATCACGACAGATACATTGAGGACAAACCATTTGACGCTTGGAAGATGATTCGTGAATTTAACGACAAAGGTGTTGTTTGTTTGATTGATGACTTCGTTGAGTTTGAGGGATTGAAAATATATGGTAGTCCTTGGCAACCTGAGTTCTACAATTGGGCATTCAACCTACCACGTAATGGTGAGGAGTTGGAAGAGAAGTGGAACAACATCCCTGACGATACCGACATCTTGTTAACACACGGACCGGCTTGGGGTATCTTGGATACCGTAGTCAATCGTCGTGATGTTAATCTTGGATGTGAAATGTTAACCAAACGATTGGAGACATTACACCCACTAATCCATAGTTGCGGTCACATCCACACAGGTTATGGATATGTTGAGAAGAATGGAACACACTTCTTCAACGCATCTATCTTGGATGAGCGTTACAGTCACAACCAAAAACCTTTTGATATCACCATTGATGTTGAAAATAAAAAAATAGAAATACTATGATTGAAAAATTAGTTAAAAACAGAACTCCATATCTTGGGAAAATGGTATTGAAGTTTGAGAGACATCCATACTACACAAGTGGTAAAGATGGTAAATTAAATAAGGTTCACCTTAATTTATGGTTTACCAAATTGGTGACTAGGTTCAAACCAAAACAGGTTATGGAAGGTTACTCAAATATTGACCCCAAGAAAGTTGAGTTGATTGAGAAATATACTGGTGGTGTTATTGGAACTCACAAGTGGGATAATGATGAATTTGTTTTGGAGGATTCCTTCTTAACCAAAGATGGTAAATATATTGGTAATATTGAGACTGCTTGGTGGTATTTTCAAAACGGAATGACTGTTTGTGAAGAATATCCAAACGGAGTTGCTATTGTTTGGAATACTGTAAACTCTGATAAAACATTGATGAGTGGGTGGGGTGGTATTAAAGGTTACTATGGTTACACACATCGTGGTGGAGGTCTATTCAAAATTGGTGACCGATTGTTTGATGAAAAATATAATCCAGTTGTTGAGGATTATGATGAGAAGGAATTTACAAAGTGGTGGAAAACATATATCAAGTCATATAAAAAGGGTGATGATTTTGATAAAAAACACATTTATAATGATGGAATCAAATCGGTAATACCATTCAACAAGAGAGGTAAACATACGATTAAAAATTGGGAAGACGCAAGAACTGCGGCGATTAATATGTCAAAATATCTATCATAATGACGGGTAAAGTATATAAAACAACAAAAGGTTGGTTCGTTGAAACTAAAAACAATGAAATCATACCTGTACATCCAAATAGTGAATTGGATGAAATGAATAGTGGTAATAAAGTTGACTTTGATATTGTTGAAGAAGACAATAATGGAATGGGTTACACCGAGACATATGAACTAATCAAATATGCAAAAATTGTATGAAAATAATACCATTTTTTGATATGACTTGGAGCAGTGACTTCAAACAGGTTGGACTAATCCCAACAATCTTCGTAACTAAAAGCTACGGAAATAGATATAACTTGTGTATAAACTTTTTATGTTTTGATTTTGGACTATGGGTAATAAAAAGAAAATGACACAACAAGAAATCATTTCAAGGATTATTGTATTAGAATCAATTGTAACAGAGGCTGTGTCTAAAGGACACAAAGCACATACACAAGATGAGTTTCAACCATATAGGGAAGAACTTAAAGTATTAAGAAAAAAATTAATTTTATGAGTAAAGTAAGAGTTATTGAAGATTTAAGTAAGTATGAAGATTACCTTACCGTTGGTAAACTTAAAAAGTTTTTAGAGGAACACTCCGAACTACCTGATGATGCTTTGGTTCTAACACAACGAGTGGAAGACAAGTACTATGAGGAAAATGGTTGGGGGGTTGTGTTAAAAGAAAGTGCTTGGTATGAAACAGAACAAGAACAATATCATCCAGCTTGGTGTTGTGTTAAATATAATAATGACAATAACCTTTACATAGATTTACACTATTGATATGAAGAAAATTAACGGAGAAGTATTGTCAACTCACCCATTTCCTGGTTCGGAGTTTGTTCAGGACATAATTTATTACGACGCACCAATCCTGTCGTTATATAAGTTTGAGGACAGGTTGTTCTTGTGGTATTGGATGGACACCAATGAAATTATGAACCGATGGAGTGTGATTGAAACCACCATGGACAAATTGAAAGAATGGAAAGAGAAAGATTATGTTTGGGAATTTGTTGAAGATTGTATTTTGAATAATGAAGTTTACTTTATAAATTTGGATACTGAAAAGAAGTTTGTTGTTGGGTGGAAGTGTGATGTTAAAGAGTTAGTTAACTACGATTAATAATTAAATAAATAAATATATGTCAAAAAAATCAGTTATTTTATCAGTCCTTGCGTCTGTTGTTCTTGTGTTATTCTTAGCGTCATTTGGATTTATGATATCCAAGATGTTGTATCAAGAAACCCCTGTTAGTAAAGAAACACCTAAGTTTGAAGCACCATCTTGTGAAGATGAATGTGATGAAGATGAGGACAAAATTGAATTTCAAACATTGGATACCTGTTTGAGTAGTGAAGAGATGTATCCAGCGGTAGTCGTTGATATTCAAATTGATGAGTATTATGGTAAAGGTAAATACTATGCGGTTACTACACAAAATGGTATTCTTTATTATACTAAAAAGAAACCAAAAATTGGTGATACTGCTATGTTCGTGGATGATAACCACAACATCATCAATTGTGATATGAATAAATAATAAGGATTATGGATAATTGTTTTGAGGTTAAGAAAATTGCTTACGAAATTACAACGGCTCTAAAATATTTTGAGAAAGAAAGAACTGGATTTGAAAGTTGTAGTTTAACGGTTCTACCTGAGGTGGAACAATCAAATGATGAAATCATAATCCCTGTTATTACAAAAAATAATAAACAAATAAAAATATCTATATCAGTAAATGAAACTGTTTGATGTAAAATTAGGAAAATGTATTGTGGGGTTTTATTATAAAACTCTATGGACGGATAATACTTTGAAACAAAGTAATTATCGTCATGTTGGTGTCTTTACCTCAAGACACTTGGCTTATGTGTGGTATAAAGATGAAAAGACTGGTGAGAAGAAACGAGAGTCAACCTATAACTTTGGTTTGGACTTGGTCGTGACTCGTCTGTGGATTTCGTTTAACTTCAACAAGAAGAAAGCTGTTAAACCAAAAGAAGACAAACGAAAATTCGTTGAACCACTTTCAACTGAAGAAGTTGTTTGGGAACAATGAAAAAGTATATCCACGTCAATCAACACAAGATAAGGTCCAACAAGAAGAATAACGAGTTAGAACCTGTTATAACCATTAAAGAAGGTAGGAAGAATACCTACTGTTCTGAAGTGGAAATCTTGGGACCTAGTCGTGTTGTGTATGGTGGTAATGAAAAGACATTGTTGTCCTGTGGGGCACGTGTGATAATTGAAACTGAATCGGAGATTAAGATTATAAGATGAATAGAGTTTTTTTAATTGATATTGACGGGACAATATGTGATGATATAAAAAATGAGGAGTCACATTTATATCCAACGGCAAAGTGTTATCCTGACGCATTAAGGATAATTAATAAGTGGTATGATGAAGGAAACGTCATAACATTTTTCACTGCACGTGAGAGTAAAGATAGGGATGTTACTGAAACTTGGTTGGGTGATAATGGATTTAAATATCACGGGTTGGTTATGGATAAACCAAGAATCAAAGATGGACAGGAATACATTTGGATTGATAATCGTAAGGTAAGAGCGGTTACTTATTTGGGTAATTGGACGGAACTAAAAGAAATTGAAACTAAAATACAAGTTTTTGAATAATATGGCAACACTTGAATCACAATATTGGAAGTTTTTGGAAGACAACCCTGGCTCAACTCTTACCTTTGAAGAGTGGAATGTTGAATTGGCTAAACGAATTAAAATGGGTTTTGAAAACAGGAAAAATAATTTAGATGAACAACTTGAAGAGTTTGAAATGGTTCGTTATAGAATGGAGAATGAAGGTTTCCATTACTGTTTCAAACATTATTCATCATTCAAAGAAGTTCAGGATGAAAAGTTCCACGAATTGAGAAGAAAGTATTTGGAGATATCTTACGAGCTTGAGGAGTATGTCCTTTCAAAGATTAACACATTAAGAAATGAAATTGATGGATTGGAAGACATCATTTAAATAAGGAAAAATAATATGAAATTAGGAGAATTTATTAAGAACTTTAGTCACAACAACATCATTAGGTTACATTACAAGGAACCTGGTGGTCGTGGACTTGTATTGAGAGATTGGAACGATGTTTCAATGGACCACGAAATACTAAAAGGTAAAGGTAAGAATAGACATTACATCAATAATGAAGTGGTAGGTCTTGCATCAATATATCTTAACTCTGAGAGAGGACATCATTATCCTGAGGCAATCAACATCGTAATTGAACCATTGGAAAATCAGCCTTATATTGAGGAAACTCCTGACGATACTGAATTTAATACGTAAAAATACGTATTGGGAAATTATAGAAGTAGTAATATATTTGTAAAAGAAATAAAAACAAATTTAAATAACTATGGAAAAAAATAAGTATGATGATTACTCAAAAACTCAAGAAGACCCATCTCTTGGGCTAGAATTATCTATTGTTGCAATAGTAATAACATTTATAATTGTATTCGTTAAAATCTCAACATTATGAAAAAACAAACTGCGGTTGATTGGTATGAGAATAGATTAATTGAACTCGATATTGATTTTGGAGGGCATAAAAATTATTGGATTGAAAGAAAGAAAATACGTGACCAAGCCAAGCAAATGGAGAAGGAGCAAGAGGCTGATATATTTAAAGAGGCACAGATATGTGCTGTTAAACACGATGGTGTTTATTTTAAGTATGAGTCTATTGAAGATTATTACAAGAGTAAAGAAGTGGAAGTTGAATCTTCGGATAACAGTAAAGGTCAAGAGTATCAACACGCACTTACTTGGGTAAACGCGCTTAAGTATGCTATTGAAAAAATGAAAGGTTTAGACAATTCAGAATCTGAAGATGCTTTTAAGAAGTACTACAACGAAAAATTTGGAGGTGACGATGAGTAAAGCAACAAAACTATATATAATGTTCGCACTAACATTAATTAGTTCATTAGTAGTACCAATTTTCACACAATGGTATGAATCCCAAACAGGTGTATTTCCTTACGGATTCTGTTTTATTTTATTCATTGGAGGATTTCTATCTTATGTAGGTGTGGCAACTAATAATTTTAAAGATTTTGGATGATGACACCCAAAGAACAGGCAGATAAGTGGTTCAACAAATTTGGACGTGATACTAAAAACTAAATAACTATGAATATTAAAAAAAAGATTTTAACATCAATTTTTAATTGGTTGGGAAAAAGATGGGATGACTATAATGAATCATTCAAAAACGGATTTAATTACTAAAAATTATGACACCAAAAGAAAAAGCTGAAGATTTATTTACGAAATTTGTATTTAAAGGTGCGGAAACTAAACAAATTGCCATAGAAAGCGCATTAATTGTAGTTGATGAAATAAATAATGATTATTCTTATATGCAAAATGTAAGGAATGCAAACAGTAATCAAATACATTCTCGAAGAGTTTATTGGCAAGAAGTTAAACAAGAAATAGAAAAACAAAACTAAATAACTATGAAAATTATAATTAACAACAACAACGCTGATTCAAGACAATCCGCCATTGTAGAAATTGACACTAAACATTGCAATTATCCTTACGCAATCAGAGAAGCTTTTGAATTGGCTTTAAAACTGGATGGTCATGCTGAAAGTGTGATAGATGACGTATTTAACCGAACAACAGGTGAAGTAGGGTGCGAAAACTAAAATTTATGAATAACGAAATTGAAATAAAACCAGTATCCGAAATGGAGGCTGACACAAGACGACTTTGTGAAATACGATTTGATTGTATGGTAACAATGCATGATGTTGCGTTTAAAAAGTATAAGGGAGTATTAGGACATGAACAACAATCCAAAACACCCCAATGGTTTAAGTCCAACACTGCTCTCACATTAGAGTTTATTAAAGACGCTGAACCTCAACTTATAGGTGAACACATCAAACAAATGTTTCATCAATTAGAACAAACAATAGAACAATATGAACAACCTAGATAAACAATATCAAACATTACTCCAAACCATTTTAGATTTTGGGGTGGAGAAGAAAGACCGAACTGGTACAGGAACCAAATCAATTTTTGGTTACACCATTCGTCATAATATGAAAGATGGATTTCCACTTCTTACAACCAAGAAGATGGCTTGGAAAACTATGGTAACTGAATTACTATGGTTTTTAACAGGTGATACCAACATCAAATACCTTGTTGATAACAATTGTCATATTTGGGATGGTGACTGCTTTGCCAATTACATTAGAAATTTTTCTAAATACGTAGATTCATTACCTGAAAATGGTGAAGCAGAATTTATTATCAATAAAGATAAATTCATCAACAAAATCAAAACAGATAATGAGTTTGCTAAGAAGTGGGGTGAGTTAGGTCCAATCTATGGTAAGCAATGGAGAAAGTGGAACTGTTTAGATGAAGGATTTGTTAACTTAAAAGAAGGTGAGGAAATTGAAGTTGACCTTAACTCTATAAATATTTCTCATCAAGTAGACCAAATTGCATACCTAATCTCCGAACTTAAAACAAACCCAGACTCAAGACGATTAATGGTTAATGCTTGGAATGTAGGTGAATTAGACCAAATGGTTCTTCCACCTTGTCATTATGGATTTCAAGTTTATACAAGAGAGTTGAGTTTGGAAGAACGGTATGTTTTATATTTTGAAAAATTAGACCCTACAATGGTTCCACTTGAACTTCAAGTTCCTAATATACAAGAGTACTTTGATAACTTAAATGTACCTAAACGAGCAATCTCTTTAATGTGGAATCAAAGGTCGGTAGATACATTCTTAGGTTTACCATTCAACATTGCAAGTTATGGATTGTTATTGACTATGATTGCTGACGAAGTGAATATGGTTCCTGACGAATTGATTGGTAACTTGGGTGATACTCACATTTACCTAAATCATATTGAACAAGCGAAAGAACAGATTGGTAGAGAACCATACGACTTACCAAAGGTTAGTGTTAGAGATGGAATATTCTGTAGTTCAGTCAATGATGTTATTTTGGAGAACTACCAATCACACCCAACAATTAAAGCACCATTAAGTAATTAACCTATGACCGCAACATTAGAACCTGTAACTTATATTGACACATCAGATGTTTTATATGATACAAAAATGAAACATCTATGTGTTTATCCACAAGGTGTAGAGACCTTTGACGAGGAGTATATTAAAAATAATTGTTTAAAGATTGTAATCACAGAATAATATGGACAATTTCACACACATATTAAATCGTATCAAAACTCAATTGGATAATGTTAATTACGACAACGGAGATGTCTCTGATGTTGGAAATGAGATAGGTATTGTGTTGGGTGATTTTATTCACACCGAAAGTGAATTACAAGATTTTATTACGGGACTAAAACACGGAATATCATTAACAAATGGAACACACTGACGATTTATGGTGTCAATATTCTGATTTACCAAGCGTAATGTCTTACGATATGCCAAAAGAAAAGAAATACCCCGACAATGTTGTATGGAGTAAGGAACGTGGATACTACGCTCACCTGTTACCATACGCAACAAATGTTGGAGCACCAGTAATTACGCCCGACAACATATCAACATGGAAGAATGAGAGGATATTAAAGACAAACCATTACTTCCAAAAGAAATATCAAGAAATCAAAGAACAATACGACGAATTACTCAAAGAGTTTGAATGGAATAGTGTTGTCTATGGTTCTAATTATAAATTTCAACCAATAATTGGTGAAATATATTACCTATACCGTAGACAAGATGGGGAATTATTCTTATCAATTATCAAACCAACAGAATGGAAACAAGAATATGTTGGTGAGTTTGAGTTGGACTCAGAAAATAAATGGATTAAAAAAGATTAAATGTCAAAATTAAACGAAAACATCGAATTATTTAAGTGTTATGTTAGAGCATCACACTTTACAAAAAATGAAGAAGATAAGGACACTTATCATAAAGCTTACGCATTTGCGGTTCAATCATTAGCTGGTAAGATATTAACATTCCACGTAATGACTGAGTATGGAATGTTGAGGTCAAGAGTTCCGATATCTGAAATTTTTATGGAAATACCTAAAAATGATATTCCATTTGATTTTAAACAATTATGGGATTGTTTCTCTGAAAATGTGAGTGTAATTACCTATGACTATCTTTATGAAAAAAGATGTCAAGTGGCGTTAAAAGATGGTTCAAAGATATGGGCAACATATCTTATGACAGTAGACTGGTATAAAAATCCATATTCTGATGAACCATCTGATTATAAGTGTGGGCATATCTTAATTGGTGATGATGGTTATTTACTTTGTCAACCTAACAACAGAATATATTGGAGGGATTCTAACTGGGTGACTAAACCATTCCCAATGGAACCATCAACTTTAAAAGTTGATACACATATTGAATCAGTTGAAGCTCAGTCGGATAAATGGGTGTCTGAAGATTCAAATAACTATTACTACGAAATTAAAAAAATTGATTAAATGAAAGGAATAATTTTAGCAGGTGGTTCAGGAACAAGACTACACCCTTTAACTATTTCAGTAACAAAACAATTGTTACCAATTTACGATAAGCCGATGATATACTATCCCTTATCAACCCTTATGTCTTTGGGTATCAAAGATATATTGATAATCTGCACACCAAACGATAAACATCTATTTGAACAACTATTAGGTGATGGAACTCAGTTTGGTATTAACCTAACATATAGAATACAACCATCACCTGATGGACTAGCACAAGCGTTTATCATAGGTGAAGACTTCATTGGTGATGATAGTGTTGCGTTGGTTCTTGGTGATAATATATTCTCAGGATTGGATATCAGGAAGATAAAGAAATCGATTAAGAACATCCATGGTTCAATGATATTTGCATATCATGTTCATGACCCTGAAAGATATGGTGTGGTTGAGTTTGATGAGGAATGTAATGTAGTTAGTTTGGATGAGAAACCAACAATCCCAAAATCAAATTATGCTGTGCCAGGTTTATACTTCTACGACAATAGTGTGATACAGATTGCCAAGGAGATTAAACCATCTTGGAGAGGTGAACTTGAGATTACAGATGTTAATAGAGATTATCTTGAAAGGAACATGTTAAAGGTTCATATCCTTGAAAGAGGAACCGCATGGCTTGACACAGGGACCTTTGAATCACTTATGCAAGCGTCAAACTATGTTCAGAGTATTGAGGAGAGACAAGGGTTAAAGATTGGGTGTATTGAAGAGATTGCTTATCTAAACAAGTGGATTAACAAAGGTGAACTTATCTATTTTGCTGAGAAATACCACAAGAACAATTACGGAAAATATCTTAGAGGTTTAATTGATAGAATTTAACATTAACCTTTGACAAAAATAATACTTTATTTTATATTTTAACTATGAGTGTAAACAGTTCTGATTTTATTGAAGAAATAATACATGAGGCATATTCTAAAGATATGTACAAGGAATTATTTGAACTTGCAAAAAAGTATAGAGATAACGAAGGAATTTTATTTTACGATTCTTTTGAGAAAGCGTATTATGAACTCGGAATACCTGAAATTGATACAATATGATATATAAGTTAGAATACATTTGGTTGGACGGATATACTCCTGAACCAAACTTAAGAAGTAAAACAAAAGTTTTAACATCAGAAACTGAACCAGAATTAGAATCACTCCCAATATGGAACTTTGATGGTTCATCAACAAATCAGGCGGAAGGTAACTATTCAGATTGTCTTTTAAAACCTGTAAAAATAATCAGAGACCCACAGAGAAAGAATGGTTATTTGGTATTGTGTGAGGTTCTTAACCCTGACATGACACCGCATAGTTCTAATACTCGTTCATTGATTAAAGACGACTCAAACACTTGGGTTGGGTTTGAACAGGAGTATTTCCTTTGGAGTAACAAATTACCTTTAGGTCATACTAAAGATGTGACAATGAGACCACAAGGTGAGTATTATTGTGGTATTGGTTATGAGAACGTTGTCGCTAGAGATATTGTTGAACATCACTTAGACGTTTGTTTATCCTCAGGACTTAATGTTACAGGTATTAACGCTGAGGTGGCACTTGGACAATGGGAGTTCCAAGTGATGGGTAAAGGTACGTTAGATTCTTGTGACCAACTTTGGTTGTGTAGATTTTTATTACAAAGACTTTGTGAAACATATAAAGTAGAAGTAGTATACGACCCAAAACCTTTGATGTATGGTGAATGGAATGGTTCAGGATTACATACAAACTTCTCAAACAAAAAGATGAGAGAAATTGGTGGGAAAGAATATTTTGAAACAATATTTAATTTCTTTGAAATGAACCACCAAAAACATATTGAAAACTATGGTTCAAACAATCATTTCAGGTTAACTGGTAAACACGAAACTCAGTCTATTAGTAAATTCAGTTACGGTATCTCTGATAGAGGTGCTTCCATAAGAGTTCCACAAACAACTGTGAATAGTAATTGGAAAGGTTATGTTGAGGATAGAAGACCTGCAGCAAACGCTGACCCGTACAAAATTATGAAAGTAATAACAGAATCAATCAATCAGGCTGAAGCCAATTTTTCAGTTCAAAATGTTTAATGGAATTAATAACAACTTACATATGTAAAAAGAGTGATATCGGAGTTCACGACAACATGTTCGGTGGGACGATAATGTCTCTAATTGACGACTCGGCAGCATCATACGCAGCACAGATATGTGATACATCAAGAATGGTCACGATTAAGATTGATGAGTTAATTTTCAAAAGTCCTGTTAAGATTGGAAGTCTATTAAAGATTTATGGTAAGGTAGAGAAGTTTGGAACGACATCAATCAAATTATATATTGAAGTTAGGAAACATAATGTTCATACTGGTAAACAAGAAGCTGTTACACAAACATTCATAACATTTGTAAGAATAGATGGTGATGGTAAGGCAATCCCGATTCACCAATATGTTAAGGACAGATACTACGAAAGATACGAAAAATATGGTAAGGGGTTACTTTCTTTAGACGAAAAACATAATAATGATTGATTTGTTGAAGAAGAATGATTTATTCTTCCTCAAACAAGTTAAAGAGAATATTCTTACTAAATACAATCTTCCATTTGAATGTCTGTCTATTGAATACATGGATGAGATTTACTTCAAGATTCATTTTATAATGAAAAAGATACCGTTTGAAGTTTATTTCCACAGATATGAAGTTTTAGAAGAGGTTGAAAATGATTTGAAAACCTTTTTAAAAATAATTAATCCTGAAAGACAGATTCATCATTTAAGGGTTTATGTTGACTATAGACCACAAAATAAAAACTTGTTAAATTTTGTTTGATATGAAGTATGATTATTATGGTTTGAAGTCCAAGTTGGATGATTTTTTGGATTTATATGATGAAGAAATTGTTAAACAAGGTTGGACAATAACATCTAAACCATGTAATGATTGTAAGGATTATGATATTAATTTAAGGTATTCTGACCCTAAATATTATTATGAAACAACTAGTGGTGTTAAAAAATATAATCTAGATTATCTATTTGTTGAGAAGATAGATAAGAAGAAACAGAACAAAACGGTTTATACTTCTGCTAAAAAATTTGGTATTGTGATTGATGATGATGGTTTAATTACTGATATAAAAAAATATTCTGAGTGATAAATGTATTATTGTGGGTAGTGATTGCAAGGTTTGTTAGGTTACTAACAACTAAAGAAAAACCAACATTCAAGGAAGAGTTGGGTGAGTTTGTATTTCATTACCTTTTTGCTTTGGTAATCTACTTTATTCTTATCTCAATTTTCTGAGTTCCTTTTTGATTGACTCTTCTATCAAATCATCTGATTGTTCTATATTAAGATATATATTGTCGTATTTGTAATTAAGTGAGTCCATTGCGTTGGAAATAAGATTGGTTAAAAAAGATTTAAGTTTACCCATTCTACCATCTTTAATATCAACACTTACATCGACAAAGACACTTCCGAAAACAATATTACCTCTCATCCATTCTTGTTTAGACGGATAAGCTTCAATACGATTAATCCTAATATTAGGAAGATTAAAACCTTTATCCTGTTCAAACTTTGACAAGGCTTTAGGTAATATCCTTTCAATATGATTTTTTAAGTGTTCTCCGTATGTCATTTTCTTATTATATAAATACTTATAGTAAAACAAATATACTATGAGTTACACAAAAGAACAAATTGAAACTGCGGTAAAATCAAAAGGTTATGTATGGTTTGAAGATACTGCTAATAAAGGTTACGATGTTAACATCGTTGGAATCAGAAACACTGCAACAGGACAAAAGGTTACAAATGCTTTTGATGATTATTTAACTATTTCTTACAAAGAGAATGGACAATGGAAGTGTCACGTTTGGCCGGCAACGACTGACCCAGGTAAGAAGGGTGTAATGGAATACCACAACAAAGATGGTGTTGCTCGTTTGGTTGAAGGTCAATACCGTGGTTCACATATTATCAGATTACATCAGGGTAAGTACGAAGCTTTGGGACAGGATAGAGCGGTTAAAGTTTATCGTGATGCCAATAAAGATATGACTTATGATGAGAACAAAATCACTGAAGGTGTTTATGGTATTAACATTCACAAGGCAGGTGCTGATTCAACATATGTTGAGAATTGGTCTGAAGGATGTCAGGTCTTTAAGAAGGCTGCGGACTTTGAAGAGTTTATGAAGATTTGTCGTAAGTCAAAAGACATTCACGGAAATCGTTTTACATATACATTGATTGAAACAAAAGATATTGTGTAATAGATTTATCACAATTTAGGTTCATCCAAATATTTATTGGTATGACAAAACTAACAGAACAACTTGGAAAAATTAGACAGATGATGGGAGTTATCAGAGAGTCTAAAGATGTGTCAGAACCTTACGATGAGAAGGCTGATACTGATTACAACGACGATGTTCATGGGGATGATATGAAAGACCACCCATCCTTCAAACAGAAGTTTGATTATATTGATGAGTTGGAACAAATCATGGAGAAGTGGACAGATGAATACAAGAGAAGTATTAACTGTAACGCTCCAAGAGGATTCAGTCAGAGAGCCCATTGTGATGGAAGAGCTAAAAAGAAAAGAAAATAAACATTAAAAAACCCCTTGAATTAGGGGTTTTTTATTTATTGTTATCGTTTCAGGACGGATACGTTTTTATAGACCGTAGACTGATTTGTATTTTGCTCCAAGTAACGACAAACATTTTTCAACTGCTTCTTCTTTCTGTTTTAAACCTTTAGCCACTAATTTCTTTGAATGGTAAATAACGAATTCAACTGAACCACCTTTTGGACTTGGTAAAGTTTTGTAAATGTCGTAGAAACCTACTTTAGAGGTGTAGATACCTTTTGATGAACCTTTTGCCATTTTGTTTTATTTTTTATTTGTTTGTATAAGTTTAGTAGTAAAAATTGATATAATCAATTGGGGAATGGTATTTCTAAATTAGCGATGAACTTATAAATTGGTGAACCTAAAAATATAACACTCTTCAATTCGTTATTAAATTGTGATTGTACCCATTCATTAAACACTTCAATTACCAATGCCTTTGGGACAGAGTGTAAGGTTGAAATTGTTTTAATGAATTCTTTATTACCATATGCGTATTTGGTTGAGTTTATCACACAAATAGGTAATTCCAAAGATGAAACTTTTAAAAAATAGTAACTACCATCATTTAATATTTCAACATTTTGGGATTCAATAAATTTCTTTATTTGTTCTTTTATTAACATCCTATAAAAATCATTGATACAACTGCAACCAAGGCAACAAGTGTAAAGATTACGGATTCTATTTTGTCGCTCTTTTTCATTACTACAAATGTAATGATAAAAACTTATACTGACAAATTATTTTCTTTTATCTGGTGAAAATTCTTTTATAGTTCCCCAAAGTACATTAACTTCTTGAATTTCAGAATCGGTAATAATATCACTAACTTCTTTTCCATAGTAATAATCAAAATTACCATCATTTTGTGAAAGTTCTATAATTGGTGTCACAGAATGTTTTGAATAACTGGTTATCGTATTTCTATATACCGTTTCAACATATTGAACACGATTTTCAGAAACATCATAAGTATATTCTTTAGGTTCAGGTATTGTTAAATCAGCAAAAGCTTTATTTGTGGTGATTTTATCAACATTTAATACATAAAGATTAAAAATGAAATCTATATCAATATAATCTAAATTTTTTCTTCCTGTTCCAATAGCAGAATTAATTGCCGACTCAAAAGTTTCTACAATATATGAATGCTCTATATCGTTTAATACAATTTTTTCACCATCAAACGATGTTTTAGCGACATATAGGATTGTGTATAATAACTTTTGACTTAATGATTCTAAAAATGATTTTTCCATGTGATTAAATATATAACATAAATATATAAAATAAAAGTATTTATATTATAATGAATTTGAAGGACAAATTCTATAAATTTGAATATGATTTTAACTGATAAAGTATTAAATAAACTTTTCAATTCGGAATATATTAAAAATATATATCCGATGATTGATAATATTGATGTTAATGTTGATTGGGATGGTGACGATTCTTTTCCTTTTTATAAACTTCATGTTACTGTTAAGTTAAATGACCCAACGATTAATGAATATAACATTTATGAAAAAGGATTTGACCCACATTATCTTTATGATTATCATCTGAAATACCTTCTTAATTTTTTAAATATTAATTTAAACACGGCACTTATTGAACAAGTTTTTATTAAAGTGTTAAATCCTGATGGGGAAGAGATAGTTAAATATTAATTATATGAACCTACAAGAACACATAAAAAAAGTATTAAAAGAGGAGACTGAAAAGTTTGATAAGGTGGAGCATTTTGTAAAAACTGCTAATACATTATTCAGCAAACTAAAATTTAAGGCAGTTAAACGTGTTGAGTTTGATTATGACGAAATGATGAATGGATTTCAAGTTAATATATTTTATGATAGACAATATGCGATAGATAATCCCAAAGGTTTTAATAAAGTAAAACAAGAAACAATTAAAGAAATTGGTTCAATCATTACAAGGTTTTTCCCATTCAAATTTTATATTTATTTACATTACGACTAATTATATATTATGAACTTACAGGAACACATAAAAAGAGTATTAAGAGAAGAGGTTAACAAGAAGTATTTGAAACCGAGTGAAAAATCCGAGAAATTTATTTTGGATAGATTGAATAGTATGGCTTCAGGTGCTGAAATATACCACGTTGAAAGTTATAAAACAAGACACGATTTTGAGTTTTGTAAGAATGGAAAACAAATAATGAATCTTGCATTGTTCTTTGAAGAAACTAACGATAAAACCCCAACGTCTAAAAGACAATTTGAATCTTCAACATTATCAGTACAAGAAGATTTTGTTGGTGGACTATTAGGGGCTTTTCCTGTTAGAAGAAATTATCTTTATTATATAATTGAAGAATGGTTTGAAGATACTTTTTTAAGTAAAATCTCAAATATGATGGGTAGAAATGATATATCTGTTGAAGAATTATCATTTAATGATAGGTCATATACGTGTGTTCCACCAATTAAAGAAGTACCTGAAGGAGTTACTCAAGACGAGATGATTAAGGTTATTATGAACAATACACTATGGCGTAAAAAAGATTTATTGGCGTTAGAAGAAAGAGAGCCTGGGTCTTTAGAATGGATGTATTTGAATAAACTTCGTAATAATGAGGTTAATAGATTAGATAATAGATAATATGAACCTACAAGAACAAATAAGAAGATTATTGAGGAAATACTTGGTTGAGTCAGACCCCAAAGTTGGAACAGGTAAGAAACCAAAAGATTCCGACAGAAGATTATATACTGATGAAAACCCAAAGGATACTGTATCGGTTAAGTTCAGAACAAAACAAGATATTGTAGATACTTTAAACAAAGAAAGTTTCAAATCTAAATCACACGCTCGTCAGTCTCAGATTATAAATCTAATTCATCAAAGATTACGAGTGGCTTTGGAAAGAGCGAAAGACCCTGAGGTTAAGAAAAGATTAAGAACTGCCTTTGAATATATTGAATCCAAAAAAGAACAATCTAAAAAGAAAACTCAGGAGATGAAAGAAGGTGAATTAACTGAAAGATGTTGGAAAGGATATACTCAAAAAGGAATGAAAACTATGTTTGGTAAGAGATACCCTAACTGTGTTAAAAATACAAAGAAATGAACCTACAAGAAACAATAAGACGAATATTAAGGGAAGAACTATATTCTCCATCAGGAGATGAATATACACCTAATAAGTTTGTGGTCCATAAATCAAATTCGGTATGGAGAAAGAATATACGACTTAATGGGTTGTTGACATCGGTAGGGGAATGTTATGAGAATCACGCAATGGATTTATATGGTGAATGGTATACGGAATGTCAACCAGCAATTTTTGCCACAGATTCATTGGATAAAGAAGATATGTTTAGTGATGGTTATGATGATGACACATGGTTAATAGATACAGAATGTGCTGGGGTTACTTGGTATAGAGATGCACATTTCGAAGGTGGAGATTATGAACATCATATTGTGACATTTGAGAATATATCATCTAACTGTATAAAATTAATCAATAAAGGAACAGGTAAAAGTAATTAATATGAATCTACAGGAACACATAAGAAGAGTATTAAGGGAAGATAAAAAGAGTAAATTCATTATGGATACTGTTGGTAAACATGGTGTTTATAAGACGGCAAAAATGATGGGTGTGAGTCTTACCTATTTATACAAAATGTCTGATTTAAAAATTGATGAATTTGTTGCTAAAGAACTATTGGTTGAAAATATTGAAAATGGTAATTTACCTGCAAAATATAAAGGATTTGAAATTGAAATAAGTAGTGATGATGTGTTTTATTGGACAAGGCAGTTTAAATCGGGACACTATCCACCTAATGTATTAGAAAAAATATGGGTAATGGCAACACCTTTTTTTGCAACTGCTGATTATACACCCGTTGAACTTGATTGGTATGGATTAGAAGATGACTCAAAGAAACCTAATGTAGGAATATACGATACAAGTGGTGATGGTGATTATTTTGTGGAACTTACACATAATACACATAATGGTAATTATTTTTTTAATAGTGTTGATAATTTATTTGATTGGTATAATACGTTTTACTTACCAGAAGTGTATGAAATAATCTTGGATAGATTCATACCTGAAGTCCAAGAAGAAACAGATGAAAGACTTAGAGATAAAAATACTTAAGATACGGACTTAGGACCGTTGTAGTTTAGGCTACATTAACCCCATTGAATTCGCTACTCAGTGGGGTTTTCATTTAATACCTCTTCCACCACTGGTGAATTACATGTACGTGATGTGTGTGTTGTAGTTACCTTATGATTTAGGACTTCTTTCACCTCACTGGGAACAATAGTGGGTCTACAATAGGTTTTAGACACCTTATGATTTAATACCTTCTCCACCATATTCGGAAACGGCGGTGTATTGAATGATATTGTAGACACCTTATGATTTAATGCCTTTTCCACCAAAACCACTTGTTCCGCATTCGTCGTTTGTGTTGTAGATACCTTATGATTTAATACATCTTCCACCAAGAAACCTTCTTTACCGATATCGTTTTGCGTTGTGGATACCTTATGATTTAATACCTCTTCCATCTTCACACTTGCCTTCATGCCCATGTAAACAGTTGTAGATACCTTATGATTTAATACCTCTTCCACCTCATCATACTTTTTCTCCGCACACAATTCAGTTGTGGGCACCTTATGATTTAATACCTCTTCCACCCAAGAAGAGAGTATTGGTTCAAAATCTTTGGGTTCCAATGAGAAAATAGTAAAAAAACTATTAAAGAAATAATATCTCCACCACAAACGACCACTCTTTTCAAATTCAAAATACCAATGCTCCTTTTCTCGGTCAATTAACCATATAGAATCTTTATATGGGATTATCTCCACATTACCTAATTCTTTGTATAGTTGTTTGAATACAACCTGTTTTAATCTATCAGTTACTTTCATTTTCTTTTTTGTTGTTTAATGCCTCATATACCGATTCCGCTCTTCTTGAGATGAATTCTTCCGTTTTGGATACCTTACGATTCAATATATCTTCCACCAAAAAGTTTCCTTCACCTACGTCACGGACTGTTTTGGATACCTTACGATTCAATACCTGTTCCACCGCAATGGTTACAGTTCCTGCCTTTCCTGCAGTTGTGGATACCTTACTATTCAATACCTCTTCCATCATATCATTCGAAGTGAAACTGAATTGCTGAGTTGTGGATACCTTACTATTCAATACCTCTTCCACCGAATCCTTCTTATGATGCATCTGCACAATTGTTGTGGATACTTTACTATTCAATACCTCTTCCACCCAAGATGAAATAATTGGTTCAAAATCTTTGGACTCCAAAGAGAAAAAAGAAAAGAAAGATTTGAAATAATCATATCTCCAATATAAACATCCACTTTCAGTTAGTTGGAAATACCAGTATTTTTCTTCTCTATTAATAAACCAATAACTGTATTGGGTAGGGATAATTTCCACATTACCTAATTCTTTGTATAGTTGTTTGAATATGAGTTGTCTTAATCTATCCGTTACTTTCATTTTCTTTTTTATTGTTTAATGCCTTTTTCACCCAAGCACTATTTAATACTTCTTCCACTGACCTTTCGGAAAATAAGGAATTATTTTTAGTTGTTGATACCCTACTATCTAATACTTTTTTTACCTTTCTTTTTTGGGCGGCGTCTACTTCAAAAGTTTCGGATACCTTATGATTTAAGACCTCTTCCACCCACTTTGCTGTTACAGTAGTTTTCTCTTCAGTTGTGGATACCTTATGATTTAATACCTCTTCCACCAGAGGAAATTCGTCAATTACAAACATTTTTGTTGTGGATACCTTATGATTTAATACCTCTTCCACCTTTCGCGAGAAGTAACCGAGCTTATTACCTGTCGTGGATACCTTATGATTTAATACCTCTTCCACCCAAGAAGATATTATTGGTTCAAACTCACTTTGCTCCAAAGAGAAAATACTGAAAAACGATGGGAAGAATGAGTATCTCCAAAATAAACATCCATCTTTAGACAACTGAAAATACCAATAACAATTTTCCCTATCAATGAACCATACAGAGTCTTTATACGGGATTATCTCCACATTACCTAACTCTTTGTATAGGTGTTTGAATATGAGTTGTTTTAGCTTATCTGTAACCATAAGCACAAAGATACAAAAAAACTTTGAAAATACAAATTAATCTTCAGTTGGTAATTTTAACGACCATTGGGAGCTCATTATCTTGTTGGACATTTGACCCTCCAAATTCAGTTTTTTCTTAACCCATTGCCCAACAATTCTGGTGGATTGATAACTGTTAAGAGAAAAGAAGGAAGAAATTGCTTCAATTAAACCTTTATAGATAAAACACAATTCATTATTGGAATGATTACCACCATATTTAATCTGAGCAAAATC